TCAAAGCATTTCGTCCCACTCTATAGGTATTCCAGCCGCAATCATTGTAACATACCATCTTCGCATCGTTGTTCCATCAGGTGCGTCAGGATCATCAATCGTGTCTTTTACATACAATGCTTGATACTGTTCGTTCGGAACAGATGATTTAAGAAAATCGGCTTTGCACATATTAGCTACATATACGTAGTCATAACCGATCTTATTTTTAAGAGTTACACCGTATTTAGTTAACAGTGCGTCCACCTCGTCCTTAGACATCGCAGGCAGTTTTTCTTTTTCTCCGTTCTGACCCTTCCATTCCATTAAAGAAACAGCAAATTCACACATTTTCTTGTTGAAATGCCATCCAAAATGCGAAAGATATACTTCCATTTCTTCCGGTCTTCTATCTCTTATATCCAGAGGTTCTCTTTTCATGACTTAATAAGGTTATAGGGAGCAGATAAACTACTCCCTAATTAAACATTAGCGATAGCGTGAATAGCGTCCGGTACCCCGTACACCACGTCTTTCACCCATACCACCACGATTAGAATTACCACCTCGGCCATAACCACCGCGTTCACCCATGGTTTCTTCGTCAAAATAGCGATCGTCATCATATCTACGATCTTCATCCCAGCGTTCACCCATGCCCTCACCCTCGGAAAGCTCTTCTATGCATTGCATGAGCTTACCACCGTAGCGAAGCATCTTTTCAGCGTAGTCGGACATTTTCTCGACCTTGCTTTCGGAAATTTCAATCATCATCATACTTATTGTTTTTTAGAATTGTTACTACTTGCAGCCTTCTCAGAGGACTTAAAGAAATCAGCCATCATAGCTTTCAATTCGCTAAGTTCTTGCCGAAGCGCTTTGTTCTCCGCTTCCTGCTTCTGTCTTTCTGCAAATTCGGGATTAAGTACCTGGAGCATTTTATCACATGATTCCATCACAGACTTATGATGCTCGACACTTCCTAATATCTCAGAAGAACGATTTCGCATAGCCGCCACTTCCGCATTCATAGATTCTCTTGAACCGGATATTACCATATTACCTCCCCCTGGAAAATTTGCATCAGCAATATCAGACATGGCAGGTATTTTTTGAAAGGTAACAGTCTGTTCACCTACCTTGATAGTTATATCAACCACCATCTTAGGAGGTTGTCCATAAGGAAGGGGTTGCTGCATAAACTCAGGAACAGGATTAGACACTCCAGAAACGGAGCCGACCTCTATATATGGAGTACCATCCCTATGCAAAATGAAAAACTCACTATTTACTCTTAGATTCTGAAAAGGCATAATCAATAAACTCTTTAAGGAGCGGGATTACTCCCGCCCATTGTTTTAAACTACTCCGGTAAGAATTTGCAATGTGTTGCTACCTGATTCGTAGTAGCACAGATAAATTCCGGTACCGGTAATATCCGAAGCAGTAACATCTGCGCCGGCAATCGTAGTCAGTGCTTGAGTAGCACCGTTGGTATCAAAAACTACCGGTAATGTACCGGTAGTACCGGAAGGGATCGGCTGTGCCAAACGGAACAGAATCAATCCGCTAAATGGAGCAGAAAGGAACGGATGATTCCGGAAAGAGAAACGTACGTTGGTAGTACCTACGGTAACCCCTGTACTCTCCAATCTTGGAATACCATTCTTATTTGCCATGATAAAAGGACTAATGAATGCCATATAATGCCTCCTTCCTTTTATCCCCAACCATTAAAATTGCCCCATGCTCCAATACCATTGTAAAGACCATACTGAGCTGCAACGCAAGAAGGAATCCCTACAACCGGACTATAAGGCACCTTCGCTACTTCCGGCTGATTACATTCGATTTTTGCAAGACGAGCACTCAAATCATTTAAAGCTGCACCAAGAGGAGCCGTTGCCTGTCCGACGATCTGAGAGGTCATGGCAGAACTTTTAAATGTGCTATTCTCCTCACGAAGTTTATCAATCTTGTTCTGCATTTCGCGCATTTCAGCCGCACGCTGGCCGGCAAGAATCTGTTGTGTGCTATCCTTGATGGAATTTTGCAGATCACAAGTCTGACGTTGAGTTTCATATGCAACAGAAGCAAAGCCTCTTTCCTGACCAGTCGCAACACCGTTAATGGCATTTTGCAATGTGTTCGTTTGCTGACAGATCGCCAGACGGTTTTCGCAGCAGCATGAAGCAATCTGTTGAGCGATCTGACAGTTACCCTGCTGGATAGCATTGATAATCTGCATTGAGCTTTGACCAACCTGATTTCCTACCTGTTGTACCTGTGACATCACCCCATTGATAGCATTCTGAACCTGACCGATTGAACAGTTTAAATTAGTAGCCAGATTGTTGATTGCCTGTCCGTTCCCTTGAATTGCACTCATAAGTAACTCCCTTCCTGCATCGTTGTTAATTAAGTTAGGGATACCGGCTCCAGCAAATCCGCCACCGTTTCCGCCATCTCCATTATTTCCCCAGCCATTGCGTCCAAACAATGGGAACAGGAAGAACAGGAAGATTATCCAAAGGAACCATGATCCATCTCCGCCAAATCCGCTGTTGTTCTTTCCTTGCATAGCAACCAACAAGTTCGGATCAATACCTTTCTGTTGCAATAGTGGAGCAAGCATAGCCATCATTCCACTACCACCACCGTTCCCGCCTGACTCCGGGAAAACGTAAGTCTTTGTTTCACTCATATTAATATACAATTATAACACGGTCAATATTAACCGCACCACAAAAGTATATAATAGGAACTGCGTAAATCAGAGCTCATTTTCAAGCGATTTGCGAATATTTTGCAGATATATTGCAATCATTTTGTTTGCCAGTTTACGGCTTTCGAAAGTAGATATAAGGTAACGGATACTAGCGGATGTCTTGTGAAGAAAAGTCGCTATTTGTTCAGGGTATAGCCCGTATTCAGTGAGGAAGAATACTACAATAGAACGGGCGTCAACAACTTCAGTAACTTTACTTGATGAAAGGATCAATTCAGTAGAAACTTCAGTTTCTTTTCCAACAATATTTAGAATCTCGGCAAAAATCTCTGACTTACACATAGTAATTTAATTTTTTATTGTACTTTTGCCCTTGCCAATCAAACTTACGGTTATTGAAAGAACAAAAGCATGTATAGAAATGTTAAGGACATTATACCCCTGGCACTATCTATGCATGCTTTTGTATGTTTAAAAGTTTGATTGGCGTCAACTTTCAGTGTCGGGGGTTCTTTTAACTCTCCCCCCCCCAAAAAAAGAGTACGTTTGTAAGATAACCGGCCTTCTACTTTACCGGTGTACAAATTTGATTCTATTTACATCATATTTTTCCTCCCTTTATTGAACATCCTATATACTTTTTTTGTTATTGTTACACTTAAACTTTTCATACCGGTGAGGTCTGTGAAGATATTAGCCGGTTAATTCTTGAGTAATCTAATTACTAACACAATAGCTAACATTATAAGTACTCCAAATGCCCATCCGCCAAGTTCTATCTTTGCTTTCTGACATCTGGTCAACGCCTTTTCAACCGGATAAGGTATCTGAATACTGTCAGTCTTAATCACAGTATCAATACGATTAAGATATAAATACTTATAGAGATACCGATCTTTGTATGTGTACACTGTATCACCCCTGTCTATTACATAAATACTGTCACGCTGATATATACTATCATGACGAATACTATCTCTTGTCTTATACTCAGTCTTAATAGTTTCAACCGGTACGTATTGAGTAGTCCTACATCCGGCGAAACAGATTGCAGACACCAGAAAAATGATACATGTCAACCGTTTCATAATACCCCCTCTTGTGGGACCGTCCACTCCGGACCTCTCAATATACCCCTTAGCTCGGACGAATCATGCCGGTACAAGGTCATAGCATCTTCTTCTCTCAAGACGGGATCGATATAATCTTCATGCAGGATAACTTTCAACCCGTCAACTGATCTTCTTGCTTGTGCCGGGACCACAACACCGTGATTCAGGCACCATTCTACTGTTACAATTACGTATTTCATAACTTTCTTATTAATTTTAAGGGAATATTTGTTTGTTCTCCGGAAAGCTCTTTGTGACATTCTTATCGTAGAGGACTTCTATCTCAATAGGCTTATTGATGACTATTTGAGATACTATTCCCATATTATATACACGATCTTCTTTTAATATAGCAGGTATATCATAGACACCATCTTTATATATTGGAATAGGAGAGTCCCAATTACCTGTATTTTCATCATTAATTTTAGCTGGCATTAATGCTATTCCCCAAATTCCATCAGGATTATTATAAGCATCAATCCCAGTAACTTTTAATTTATAAGCCGATACTTCAATTGGATCACCAGTTGTAGCTTCTGGGTCTTTAGCTAATGCAATAGCCCCAGTAAAGGTTTCAGTTGTGCTATCTACAACAATTTTATTTGTTGTAACTTTGCCAGTAGCAAAATCTGGATAATCAACGGCTTTATAGGCAAAGTTATCAAAGTTCAATGCAAACACTGGATTTGGAGTGTCATATTCCATGACGTTGATTTCTTTCTGAATTTCTTCAGCGGTGAGAACATTTTGATATATGGCAACAGAATATATAGCTACATTACTATATTCCATTGGACGACCTGAATTACTTAATTTACAACCTAATGTAAGAGGAGTTGCAGCGTTTTTATCTATATTAAATGTTCCAACACTATATTCTCCATAATTTTTATATGTTGTAAAATTGTTGTTAAGTACACCAGAAGTATCATATTGTAAAGCTACTTCATCTGTATGAATATTTAATATAGAATTAACAATATTGGGTTTTATATTAATAGGTTTAAATTTTATAATTATAGTACCCACCTTATACCCTACTTTATCAAGCTTTAGATAATCATCAACACCATCCGTAACAATAGCTCCTTCATATAGAGGAATTTGCTCAATTGTTACATTCTTAGTCAACGCATTTCTAACTGCAAAACCAACATTATATCCCGGAGTTCCAGAACTACTTTGAATACTTTCGGGTAAGTCGTATTCTCCATCTTCAGGAATTGGGAATACTGCACGACTACCTCCATCGGAAGGACGATATTCATAAGTAAGCTGATCCGTTGCAGTTAATCCAGTTACTCTTACTTTAGTAGCTTTTATATGATCAGTATCATATTGGTAAGCGACAAAAGTATTGGCCGGAACAAAATTCATTATAGTAATACTATGATCATCTGTTACGAATACATTAGCAGCCTTTTTGTACTTTAAGTAATTTTCATTATACCCTCCATACCCTGACATTAAACTCCATCCAAAGTTATATGCTGTTAGTACGTTGCCTAACAGTCCTGTTACAGTTGTTCTATCCTTATCAAAATTGGATTTCCCTCCAAAATTCCAATAATCTACAAGGGAATCAGAGAAAGGAAAATCAACCTTATGACCACGATCAGCAACAGCAGAAGACAAACGTATCCCCCTAACCTGAGCCGTGTTAATGCCAACGCGGTTAATCTTTACCTGATTGATTGAAACTTTCATTCCGATACACGAATTTTAGCCAAAGTAGGCTGTGAGATAGACTGCACTTTGATATACATGCCCGGGATCACTCCTGTAATAGCAATATCTATTGTGCTACCCACATAGTTATATGATCCGAAAGAAACATAATTCCCATTTGTCATACTCTGAAGCAGAGCGACGTTATTTCTTTCCTTATCTTCACTTGCAAATTCAAGATGAAGGCCTGCATCCGATTGAAGTTGCACAGGGTCCGATACATAAGCTTCACCCTGTTTGCTGAAAGTTAAATCTGTTAGAGCCATGTTACTTTGAATTTAAATAGTTAATAATACCTTCTATGTGAATATTTGCCACAGTCCGCTTGCCCTCAGCCGACAATAAGAACTCCACGTCTTCCTTGTTGTCCTGGAAGAAGTTCTCTGTCAATATAGCGGGGCAGTTCGTATCCCGGCAAATAGCCAAGTTCTGCACCCAATAGTCTTGTCCGGGAGATTGTTTGCGTACTGTCACATCTTTACCTTCCGCTACTTCCGCAAGGGAGGAAGCCAACCTTTTGCTATTAAAAGAAGCATTATCACTGACATATACACCCCATCCCCGAGCATTCATCCAACTTGTCCCGTTACCGGCCGCATTACAATGAATGGATACCAGAATAGCGTTCTTTTGAGAATCGCGATAAATATTATTAGCACGTTTGCATCGCTCAGACAATGGAACATCCACATCCTCCTTTACGATGCGTTCCGCGTCAACACCATGCTTTCTCAGCCCGAAAACGACCATATCCGCTATCTCTCTGGAATAAGCCCACTCACGCAACCTTCCGTCCGGTGAACACTTTCCCTGTGTATTCTCGCCATGGCCATTGTCAATTAGAACTTTCATATCATTCATTCTTTGTCCTCCTCCTTTTTAGTTATCACCTCTTTTAAATCTTCTTTCTCTATCTTGAATACCTTTTTAGCGAATAACCCAATAGCTACTATCAGATTAAAATCATATCCCTTGGGCTTAAGAATATTCGATATGATAGAGCAACCTTCGATAAAGCAGACAGATAAGCAAGCAAATATATCAATGTTATATCTTCCACCACTGGCCTCGTTTATCATCACCACCATGATTACAAAGCTAAAATAGGTAACCATCTTACCCATTGTAGCCCGCCAAGCCCTACTAAACCTCACGCGCTCACCCATCAACAAGCTCTTTCTGCACCCCGTGGCCAAATCACACAGTATTACAAAGAACATAGTGATCAACCATGGGATCATGTGCTCTATAGCTTCCATTACGAAACTTCCGGCTACAGGAGCAAACAGACCAGAAGAGAATTGATGTATTGATTTGTCTTGCATATTTGTCTTTTTAAATAATAATACTACATTTGTAATCAGATTACATAATTAAATTAAAACTAGATAAATGCGTGAGCCTATCTTGCCTGTGAAGGTGAGGTGGGCTTTTTTATGCTATGACTTATCACTAGTGATCTGGTCAATGATCTTACGGATATCAGACATATAACATTCAAAGTCATTCGTGTAGATAAAACTAATAGTAGTTATCTGCGGAGTTGGAACAGGGTCAAATCGGACCTCTCCCAACTGCATCTCTCTGATCTCTTCGTGTGTGCCATCTCCGTCGGCGTTCGGTACCGTTTCTGTTGCATTATCGGTTACACCGACAAATATCGACTGTTTGTTACCATTGATTGAAGTATATCTGATCGAATACTTCACGGTCGGAATACTTAAAGAAGTTCCTTCAAAGCTATTTACTTCTGTTGTACCAGTAGCTACAATTTTAATCTCTTCGTTCATAACATTTTAATTTTAAGTTCATAATAAGTTTATTCTTTGTTTTGATTCAAAGCTGAATCCAGCAATTTGAAGAGAGGGAACTTTACATAAGCATAGAAAATCTGATCTGCAAATTTCTTAATCAGAGCAGCAGTGGGACCATCGACTTCAATCTCACCTTCAAGATATAACTTTCTGCCGATCTCCTGATCTTTGATGTCACTCACATTAAAGTAAATAGCATTACCTAAGTCCTTGCTTACATCTTTGTAATCAATCACTCTCTCCGTCCCGACAATGTTGCCCTCAGAGTCTCTCTTCTCAACCTCTTTCATCAAGACATTTCCTTCGATATCGTTAACCACGATCTTTCTAAAATCTATTTTCATACTCTATATATTTATATTAAACTCCACAATAATTTAAAATCCAGTATGTCCCATCAAAGACAAACATAAATAGGTCTGAGTTATTACCTAAAGTAGCTGACGATAATACTTTGTTTGAGTAAATACTATTTGTTCCACCATAAATAGTTACACTTCCATTCCTTCTACGAACATAGATAAATCGCCCAACCTCTGGATATCCTGGAAGGGTCACATTTATACTACCAGAATTAGTACATACAACAAAGCAATCACTACTATCCAAAGCGATAGATGATGATATAACCCGAGTTCTAAATATTAACCCCTGAGTCATCTTGACGATACCATTTGTAATCAACTTACTATTGATATTGACTGCTACGGTGCCTGCAAGATTTATATTTGTACCGTTCAAATCCACATAGCTATTACCTGATGTAGATATAGATGCTCCACCGTCATTACGAGTTATAGTAATCATCTGAGGTATTATAATAACCTGACCGGAAGAATTTTTCATCGTAATCACAGTAGATAGTCCATCTGAATACAATCCGTTATCTTGAATCGTAAAATACCCAATTTGAGCACCATTCGTTACCGTAATGTTTCCTGTTGTAATTCGACCAGCCGCTAAGGCATTGGTAACGATTGCGGTTGCATCTATCAAGTTCGTTCGAATCAATCCACCATTGATAATTGTTTTACCCTGAGTAGCATACGAAGCCATTTGGTCATACGAAGAGTATCCGAGTTTCGTTGCGAAATCATTCTGCAAGTTACGCATAGCGGTAGCGTCCAAGAATCCCTGCGGTCCTTGAGGTCCTTGTGGACCAGTTGCACCCTGAGGACCCTGTGGCCCTGGAAGCCCTTGCGGACCTCTATCTCCTTGCGGACCTGTAGCGCCGGTATCTCCTTTAGGCCCCTGAGATCCCTGTGGTCCCTGGGGACCAATAGGCCCAATAGATCCGGTAGCACCAGTAGCACCGGTAGGTCCAGTTGGACCTTGGGGACCCTGCGGGCCTTGTGGTCCTGTATTACCCTTGAAATTTTGCTGCTCGGATGCCGACAAGCCGGAAAAAGTAACCATGCCGGCAATACTGATATCCTGCCCGAATATATTGATAGCACCCGGCTTAATAGTGATTCCAGTTTTTAATTCATCCTTTGTAGGAGTGTCATCAATAGAGCCGGCATCGTAGACTGTGGCAAAGGCAAGGTACCAGGTGACGGGTAAACTGCCATCACCTCCCGCTAAATAAAAATAATTAGTATTAAAGAATGTACCACTTGAACCGCACTTGACATATACTGCATATTCCTCCCAGTCACCGGTACCAACATTGTTAGTAAGCCATTTTGCTGTAGCACCGTTACCCATAGCATTTGAAGCCCACTCAATTTTATATCCAACAGGAACCCATGCTATAAATCGGGTAATAAATACAGCGTTAGCTCGTGCTGCAGTTGCGAAATAGAACCCACCTAAACCCGGTTCTGCAGCCCCAGACGTCGTAATTTTAATTTTATATCCGGATTGATTAGGCAAATTAATATCTGCCGCTCTTTCAACTGCAACCATACCATTACCACTATTATTGTAGGTTCCAATGCCGTTCATCCCGCTCCTAAACTCCGGATCACGATTCAACATCTTCCCCTTACTCATAGCAAGGGCAATCAAACGTGCATTACCCGAAACCGTTGATACGAGGTTAATATCCGTCTTGGTCTGAGAGATCTCAGTTCCCTGATTGGATACAACCTGTCCGAGAGCGTCAAAGTCTGTTTGGGAGACTTTGCTTTCAATTAACCCTTTCGTAACTTTTATCTCTGAGTCGGTGTAGGTCTTGGCAATGTAGTTAAGATCTTCGGGGGCGGGGCTCCAGGTTACAGGAGTGTTGGTTTCAAATACGCCAACTCTTATAGAGCCACCGTAACCATGAGAATAACTTCCTACAATTTTTGAAATTGGCTTGCTGGATAGAAAATAGTTATAATCCACGCTATCAGAATATACAACACATATACGTTCCTCTGTTCCATCTGTATACTTGACAATAAAGAATATACTTGCTTTATCCGTTGCATCTGAACGGAATACCTTATCTATAAAAATATAGTATTGTTTTGTAGGGTCATATGTAAGTCCAAACATATCCTTATTTGCTAAATTGGTCTGTTGATGCAAAAGTCCTGGATCTACATAGAACCTACCATCGTCCTCATAATTTCTTAAATACGTAAATCCCGCATCGGTAATACGCTTAAAAGAACATAGGTTTTTTAGCCCTACGTTTTTCTCGCTTGCAGCAGGAATCCAACTGGTTACGCCTAAATTGCCATCAGTTATTACTGCCCATTTAATATATGAATCGTCATCATTTTGCGGATACTTATAGAACTGGAAACCAGTTGGATCGTCCTCGTTAAATGGCGTTATACTTATGCTTTTAATTTCCTCAGTTTTGCTCGTCATATCGCCTTCTGTCGTTACTGAGCCACCCGAAGGATTGTTGTAGCCAAGTATTTTTTCTGTTTTAGCTCCACACTTATAGCAAACAGTCAATGTATAAGTTTTTCCTACTATCAAATGTTGAGACCACGGATATGTAGCCATTAAATATGGCTTTTCAGAATGTTGTTTATACCCTTCGTTCAAATAGTTTGTGTCAGCTATCTTCAAACTACGTACAGCAAGTTCAATCTTACCGGGAATAGCAGTTATCTCAGTATCTAAGTATTCCTTTAACTTTTTGTCAGCATTATCTACATATTCCTTTGAAGCCGTAGCAATTGCATTCAACGCTCCATTACGTTTGTCGTAGTAAGCCGTTTGGCTCTGTGCCAATTCTGGACGCACGACAATATTTTCAGGTGTAGTAGCCGAATGATAACGTAGTTCGTTAAGGTAATTGTTATACGCCTCTGTGTATTCAGTTACAGACACACCGTATTTGTCCGCATTCGCTTTAATTTGCAGATACTCCGCTTGAATTCGCTTCCCTTCGTCAATCAATGCAGGTTTCTCAGTCGGTGAGATAAGTCCATCATCAGCCCATTCATTAAGCCTGTCTTTCGCCTCCTGTGCTGATTGTGCTGCGTTCGCTGCGTCCTGTGCGGCTTGATCTGCTGCGTCCTTTGCGATCTTGATTTCGTCCTCTACACGCTTTCCGTTGCGTAACACAAAGATACCTTTCAAGAAAGCATTCGTAGAATAGAAACCGGTCCCTTTGACAGCCGCCTCACCTGTGAAATCGGGGTCTACGATATTAGACAGATCGCCCAAACGTGTACGGTCAGTTCCGGTTAGACTCTTTGTTTTGACACCGTTCAGAATCTCAATGTACGGCTTTCCGCTTTCCTGCGCTGTGATGTATATTAAAGCCTGTCTTTCGGCATTCTTGGTGTTACCCATCTGCACAACTTCGTCACCGACAGCCGGAACAACACCGTTGAACTCTGCTTTATCTGCAAAGAAAGAAGTCCCGTCAACCGCTTTAACTTCAACCCAATAGAATTTAACTAAGCTATTGTTTGGTGCGCTTCCTGCCGCTTTCTTTTGCTTTACTGTAACCTTACCATTACCGTGACCGGAATAACCAATTATTATTATAGCAAAGTTGTGTATGCCTTGCGCTGCTTTAATAGCAGGAATAACATTGTCACCGTTTTGCAACAATACGCCTGCACTCTCTACCGCACTGCCATTTGAATCAAGTCCGGAAGCAATAGCCATCATACCGGGATAACCACCCTCTAAAGTCAAGGTAAAGGAAGGTATTTCAATTGGGGTTGGGCTCGACTCGGAAAATTTATAGAATGCAAAACCGGAATTACCAGTATCATTCAAGTTAAAGCTAATAGAGTCGGGTGTAACATCAATCAAGCTGCTATCAAAAACACCACCGGAATAGTCATATTTTGCAAACTGAGTAAAGTCAAAAGTAAGTCCCGCACCTTGATAGCCTGCAAACGTCTGACACCGGACTAAATCGCCCTCTTGAAAAGTGGGAAATTCCTCTCCTGTGGTTAGCTTATATTGCGTTCCTACTTCTTCAACAGCTGACAATTTGCCGTTTGATTGGGACACAACAATAGCACCGTTGACGCTACGTATCTTTTGGATAAGCAATTCAAAGATGTTCATCGTTTGACGGACGGTTAGGTTATCGCATTCGATATGCCAGTTGCCATACTCGTCTTTATATATTTTAAAGCCTTCGCCTGTGAATCCCGGAACAAACTTCGGAGAAGAGATGTATTCTTTCAATATAGCCGCGGCAGCGTTTAATATGCCATCCTCATATAGAGAAGCAGTAGGCTTTCCTTCGGATTCATTCCAACCGATTTCTATACCTTTACGAAAGGCCTGTTTGTAAAAGGTAACATCCTCTTGGTCTTTCCTAAAAAATGTTTCCAAAGACCGAAGGGAAGATAAAGCATTGCGATCAGTAAGCCTCGTTTTATCGTATCGTCCGACAATATAAACACTTCCGGTACCGGAACCAGTAAAAGCCTCTCCTTTATATGTCAATGCTTCGACTTTACTTTCAATCTCTCCGATACGAGAATATTTAGTCGATTGTCCCACTGTATAAGTCACTTCATACTTCTTATCCAGTGCCTTTTCAAAGCCATATATACGAGATTGCCGGCTCTTTATTGCATAAGCCGGATTGATAATATTGACACGATCCCCTATCTCCAAATCGATAACGCGTCCTCCATCGAATCCACCCACTTTTATCGGGTCCATGACGCATGTATAGACAGACGGGTCTATTTTACTCTTCTCTACGTAGCTTTTTGTCTTTTCAAGCAATTCCTTTTCGGCATCAGGAATCATGGACACAGAAACAAATTTTGTATCATATCCATACAAGACATAAGTGTTCCCATTCTCAGGGATTAACGGGGCAGACGGAAGCTCGCGGCCGTAATCTTCATTCCTTACGATCTCCCATAACTGGGCAGCGGAGTTCCATGATCCATCACTGTTCTTTTCATCCGCAGCACCCGGATTAAAGGTAACAGCAAAGTCCATACCGTTTAAAGGACCTGACTGAAATACAATTCTTAACTCCTGACCGGGAATAATATACTCTTTTGAAAAAGTTATGCCGGAATCCCTGAAACGGTAGGCATTCCATTTGACTTCTGTTGTGGTACCATCTTCATTCTCAATCTTGTCTGTGTATTCCTTAGTGGTCACGTCTGACATGGTACCTATACGTTTTGGGTACACGTCATCAAATACAACGACTTCTTCAACAGCTTCTTCCGTAGACATATCCGGAAAAGCATCAACATAAGGAGTACCCTCGGGAAGCATCAATCTTCTTTGGACTACTCCGTCGACCACAACGCCGGTTATATCCGGACGATAATTAGTAGGAAGATTACGGGTAGAACCAAAAGCATAAACACGGGTAGCATAATTATCGTTGCTTTCCGAACGAGACATTTCGGAAACAAGCCCATTCAGTTCAAAGTCTACCGCTGTGTTATACTCACATCTACCCAAATGAATCACATGATCAACTATCCACCATTCAGCGTCCCATGTTTCCGCTATTTTGGTCAAAGCATCAATGATATTCGTATTATCGTACTGGATAAGCTTAGCAGACTTCTCTACTGTGCTGTCAATAGAGAAAGTATATTCTACTCCTGAGTTGTATGTGTAACCTAAAGATTTTAAGTTAGAGACTACTATCGATAGATGCGCATCCGGAGTACGGGTAAGATTCCATGAAGCCTCGCAGTTACCACCTTGACGATCATAGAACAATATCTTATTCTTCCACTTATAGTATTCTGCGTCAAGCCGGAGTTCATAATCATAGCCGCCTGTTGAAGTGTTGTACTTCGGGAATACAAGATCAACAATTTCAAATCGTCCGAATTCTGTTTCACAATAATCTCCTTTCTCAAAAAGAACCGGTTGGTAGACGCTGAAATGAAGAAGGATATAATCTTCTTTCATCAAAGTCTTACGGTATACAGAACCGGTATTTATTTCTGTAGAAAAACGTATTTTGCCAGTTATGTCTTTAATGCTAATCATATTGGTTTTTGTGCGCCTTCACACAATGCTTTTATTGAATGCAAATATAACAAAAGTGACATTGAAACAATCACTTTATAATTAAAATTATGTTATAGACCTATCTGTCGGATTAGGTTCTACTAATTTCAATGAAAATTTAGCGATTCCCCTCATGAACTGTGTGAACTGATTACATGACAAATAAATAGTTTTATATACAATATTGGGCTGATATTTGCTTTTGATATGCAATACCCCAGTAGCAAGTTCTTCACAAAAAGAGTTGTACCGTGAAAAAAATTGCTCTTCATTTTTAGCTGTAAGATTAAATGTCAATGTAATATTCCGTTCATCAATTTTAGGATTTGATGTTATAACTCTCTTTCCGTGCTCCAAACGAGATTTGTTTTCTATAAAATCTTTCATTGGAGGTGGCGTCATCAATGATGATAAAGAAGAAGTATCCATACTTATACCCCATGTAGTATAAGCGTCTTTATTATTTATATAAAGTTCTCCCGCTGCCATATTATAGTCTATCATTAAAAACAGTAATCATCCTATCAAATTTATCTCCAAAACCAAGCATCAGCTTTGTGTGTTTTACAATATCTTCTAAATAGCCATTCGTAATTACGTGTTGGCTAAGGATATTACTTAAGGTAACATTCCCTTCTGTTGAGATTGAAATTAAAGAGTTAACTCCAACAACAACATTTATCATTTGATTCTTGATCTCTTCCCCTGCCATCTGCAAAGCTGTGAAACGTCCGCTTAATTCTCCTACATCTTCATGTGTCATTTCGGTACCAAACCCTCGTTTTGTAGAATCTTGCGAAGCGGAAGTAACGGAACTCCAACCAAGCAAATCCTTTAATTCATCACGTTCTTTAATGGCATCATTAACAATACTATTCCACTGTTCTTGCAGCTTCTTATATTCATCACTAGAGATACCGCCTTTATCTTCATTAGCCGAAGCAAAAGCATCATACCATTCTTGCAACCGTTTTTCATATGTCTTTCCTAACATAGTAGAAAGGATAGCTTTTTGCATATAAGAAGTGAAATCATCAGCGAAATCCTTAGCCGAACTATCCATATTCATCAAAGTGTCTACAAAACTGTCAAACACGCTATCAAACGATACTTGAGTAAGCTGTTCTTTGACTTGATTCTGTATATCCTCTAATTTTTCGGAACCATTCACAATATCTTGTATATACTTTATAAAGTCTTCGTTGACAGTATTGAGGACAGAGACTAGCTTAGGGTCGGCAAGCACTTCTTTTAGTTGTTCTGCAGAAAGATTAAGCAATGACTCTGCATTCGTGACAGATTCACCGACAGCACCGGATATCCTATCCCAATCCTTTTTACTAAGTCTTTTTTCTATTCGTTTGCCTAAAGAACTTGATCCAATACTTGAGCCGCTTTGCCTTAATTCATTCAGAAGTTCATAATATCTCTGGGTCTGCTGCTTTATCAGGGTTTCGGCCTCTTTCCCAACTTTATACGCTTCATCCCCATAAGACATATCAATATACTCTTTCTTCTTATTAATTAGTTCATCCCAAACAGAATTAAGGACTTCGTACTGGGACTTCATTTCATTGTAGCGGGAATAATCAGCACCAAACAAACCATCCAAGGCCTTTACAACAGATGAAATACCAGATACTGCGCTCATGGCACCACCTACAATATCACCAGACATTATCTGTCCAACCCCCATAGCTGTTTGGCCAACTCCCCCTAATGCATCAGAAATACCAGCTATTTTATTACCAAGATCGTCGTTGCCAAATATTGTACCAAGATCCTGACCAAACTGAGATATAGCAGGAGTAAATTGAACAATAGCACTTCCGATCCCTGCAATTCCTCGAGCAATATTTTCCTTACCTCCTTTCGCTATTTCACCTGCCGCTTCCTTTACTTGCTTTTTGAAAAGTGCAAAAGGACTCTTTGCCCCAAGTTCCTCTTTTAAACGACCAATAGCATTTCTTAGTGCCTCTGTTTGCTCGGTTGAAAGTTCCAAATTTTGAAGAGTATTATCAGTTATACCAAGACCTAAAATATCCTTCTTTGAAACTGTCTTTCCACCAATTTGAGCATTTCCCTGTTCATCCTTAACGGCAGCGAGGTATTGCATCAATAATTCGGCTTTTTCAATGATGGTCTGAATCTCGTTCACACTCTTTTGGGAAGCATCAGCAAAGAGTTGTCCCATTAAAGTCGTACTATTCTTCACAGAGTTGTCAAAATCATCAAGCGCATTAGCTTTCTCTTTCATCAAGATAGCTGCATCACCCGCCGTTTCGGCCTCCTTTATGGCCTTATCATATTTCTCAATAATGGCCAGCCTTTTCTGTTGATAGTTGCCAAACTTAATAAGATATTCGTTCCAGGACTCCTCCTGTTCGCGTATCTTATCATCAAGTTGCTTTTTAGACGTGTTCCCTATAATGGTATCCCAGATAGAGCTAATCTTCCCTGTATCCACCTTAGAAGAATCAAAAGTCTTTTTCTGATATTTGTTATTCTCTTTGGCCTTCAACTCTTCCTGAGCATCAAAAATCTCTTTCTCAGCTTGAATTACAGCCTGGATCATATCTTCTTTTTGTCTTTTCAGTGATTGGATCTCTTTCCAGTTATCCAATTCCCTCTGCATACGCTTCTTCTCAGCTCCTTCAGTCATGGCATCGATCTCAGACTGTGAGATTTCCATTTCCATATCTTCAGCCTGCCTTTTACGCTGGATTGCCTGTTTGCGTTCTATTTCAGAGATCTTATCATTCTGGGAACGAATGCCTTCTTGCTGTTTGCGAAGTTTTTCAGTAGCAGATTCCTGTTTGGAAGACGAATCGTAAACTTTCAGTTCTTTTTCAGCCTCCTTTAGTTTTTTAACATTATCCTTGTAACTCTTTACAACAGCAGTATCTATACCTTTAAAGTTACCAGCATCCAACAATCTCTTTTGAGAAGATGCAATAGATTCTAAGGCATTTTCAGCTTCTTTTTTTTGATTCTCCCAATATTCTTTGTCTTGTACAGTTGGAGCATTTTTAGCTTTTTTCGATTCTTCTTTGGCTTCCTCAAAAGCCTTAAGGGCCTCTTGATATATTTCCAATTCTTTTTCAGCAGCAGCTAAATCTTCCTTTAATGCCCCAGTATACCCACCAGCATTTTGAGTTTTTATTAAGCTACTCCTTAGCCCCTGTATTTTTTGTTGAGACATTACAACCTTTGTTTTTAGCCCAATACGTTGCTGTCTTAAAAGTTCATCATTCTCAAGTTTTGTAAGCTCAGCATTTGTTTTCCGTTTAGCTGCTTCCCAATCCATATCTTTAAAAACTTCTGGCATTAAACGCTGAAGTTTACGATATGCAATGAAACGCTCTTCTATAGATTTAGATTCATCACTTAAAATATTAGAGAGTTGACTTGCCTTATTTTTCAACTCTTCATAATGATTATTTTGTGCCTCAAGTGCATCGTTCGTTTTACGGATTGCTTGTTCCGTATCACTTTCTGCTGTAGCAAATTTATATATACCATAAACCAATCCTGCAATAGATGCAGCAACCAATATATAAGGATTTTTAAGCATGGATAAATTTAAGGCATCTTGAGCTTTCTTCGTAAGCACTAACCACCCATAATGAATAGCTTCTTTCGCCGTTAAAGCAGTTATACCGGAAGCTTGCAAAGCCTGCAATGCAGTGGTAGCCATAAGGGCTGTACGGTATACTCCATAAGTTCCTACTATTTCTAATAAAAGAGCTCCTACCTTTTCGTAGTTTTCAACCAGATAAGAAACCCCAGACAAAGCATCATTGATAATACCTTCATTGGCTTTACCAATTTCATTGAACATAGTAGCAATTGCATCTTCAATATTTGAAATCTGACCAGCAATCGTTTTAGATTGTTCCTGCATCAAGTTGAAAAACATTCCACCTTCATTTGTAAGATTCTGGATAACTTTCTGCACTTCAGGAAAACCAACCTTCCCTGCTTCAACCAAACCTTTTACTTCCCCTTCAGCGACACCAAATACTTTTGCTAATTCGCGAATCATAGGGATACCACGGCCAGTAAATTGGTTTAAATCCGCCGTGTATAACCGTCCTTGCGTCATGGTAGTACCGTACAAATACACAATATCACCAAGCGGCTGAGAAAGACCTGCTGCTATATTCCCAAGACGTATCAAATCATCATTGACATTCTCAACGTTTTCTCCGTAAGCAAGAAGCTGTTTGGCTCCATTTGCAACTCCTTGCAAATCAAATGGTGTAGTAGCAGCTGTTTTGACCAACTGTTGCATAAGAGCATTAGCTTTATCTTCGCTACCAAGCATTGTCTTAAATGCAACTTCCAATTGTTGAAACTCGCCGCGAACATGTGCTATATTTGAAATTAATTCTTTCGCAGTGAAACCAACTCCGAATGCGGCAGCAGCTTTAGTCATACGGTTAAATAAATCTTCTATACCTAACCCACTTTGTTCTATTTGTCGGGATGTGTTTTTTACTCCATTTTCACACTCATGAAGTTTACGTATAAAGTTGGAGTTGTCACCGGTTATGTCGAAGTGTAATCCAGCCATAAGTCTTTTCGATAGAAATAGTTCCGTGCAACATCACACGGCATCGCAAAGATAATAAAAGTGACGTATTAAATGCCACATACATAGCAAAAACATATTTAATAGATTATTTTTTTATCTTTAATTTTGTTTATATTGTTATATAAAATATATTTGTGCATATATTATTATACAACAATAAAAGCATGGACTTTAAAGATCAAATCTTACAACTTGCAGAACGTATCCAAAAGCAAAAGGATAGTATAGCTACAGAAGAGCAACTCCCGGACGGAGTTGTATACATGGATAAAGAATCCGGTGTTGTAACGACGCAAGAAGAATTGGATGCTTACAATATCGTAAGAAGTATTTTAAGAAAAAGCGTGGATGTGGCACGTATAACCTATAGAGACTACAAGAGCTACTTCGTCGTAAACCTTGATAACAGCCAGTGGTTTTGGATATGCCGTATCTCTATTGGCGCAAGAAAGAAGCAGATAGGAATACCATTAGATAACTACAAGAGTTGCGAATGGCTTCAGATTGACAGTATAGACGATATATTTAAATATGCAGGAAAACTAGAAGAATCACTTAAAATGGCAATAAGGGAATAAAAAACGTTTATTTTTTAAAATTGTTCTATTTGTCGTATTCAATTATAGATGTTTCCATTACAACCGAACCCGGCAACCGTATTGCTGCCGGGGTGGCTTTGCTGATTGGCGTCAACTTTTAGTGCCGGACCGTAGTCCCCTAACACAACCTATGCATTCTTATTGTTCTTGTGTGTGTTCCTATCCTCCATTGTCAATTTAAAGAAAAACTGGAACCTACAACCATATACTTGACCATAGTGACATCCTCTGAATATCCGCCAACATGCTCATTTCTAAGAATCAACTTTAATCGTTTATTCTCTTCTTCCAGTTCATAACATTTAGCTTTACATGCTGAATATTCCGTAAATGCTTTGAGCATTTCCATATATTGATTAACATCTAATTCAACTTTCATAGGTAATATTTTATTGTGTACAACTTAGGCTGTCCTGCATTGAAAAGGACCGCTGATAATTATGCAATAGTGTTATGCGGCCGGATTCATCTCGCCCTTTATCTGCTTAATGGATTTCTTCACATTCCAATCATTCTCGTACAATGCGATGATGAAACGCACGCCCTTGGTAGTCCATACCGTATATACACTTGTTCCTGTCGAACCGTCCGAACGTGTGTACGTCTGTGTACGGGTGGAATGCAGCTCCCAAGTGGAATAAGGAGCATGAAGGAGCCATTGCCCCGATTGCTTGTAGATGATTCCGATTTCTTTCAGTTTCTTGTGAAGCTTCTCCGCATCCAAGCCAATCTGCTTGGCTACTTGGGTGCTTGTCTGCGTGTTCACACTCTGCAAGTGGTTGTCGTAGTAGCTGACTTTCGGTGCTGCTTTCTTGATTTCCTCTGTCTGAATCTCGATGGTGACTTGCTGTTGTTCGGCTTGAGCTTCAAGCTGCTTTAACCGTTCCTCTCTTTTGGCAAGGGTAGCTTGTGCGATGGTTAGCGCACGTGCCATGATTTCTTCGGGGGTGTCGTCTTGCTTGGTGGCGATGTAACCGCCAATAGTTCGTACTTCGTGAAGGATTTGTTTAACTCCCTTCTTGAATTGCTTTGCGATAGGTTTGCGGGATTGCATGAGGACTTCGTATAAGCCATCTTCAGTTAAGAAGTTGTATTCTTTGTAGTTAACTAAGTCCCCTAAGGATTGTTTAGGGGTGATTTTCACCTTTTCTTCTTCATCTATTGTTTGAAGCATTACGGTGATGTTACTGTGTTCAATACACTCTGCTACTTCTTTGGCTAAGAACAATGGATTTTCTGCCGTTCCGTAAACTGTGAATTGCCGTCCACACAATTCTGTTTGTTTTAGAACTTGAATCGAGTTTGTTAGCATAACAAAAAAATGCGCACGTTCACGGCTGCTAACAAACTCATAGGAATTTAGTTTGGGGACATTTCTGTTACCCCACCGTTCGTGCGCAATATCTTAAATTATGATACTACTTGTTATATGTACTGGCAAAAAAATAGCTCCAATGATGAAGCCATAGGAGTTTGCCGCTCCTATAAGTTGTTAGCACCACAAAGATACAAATTATATCTAATCTGCGCTTAAAAAATCATCTACAAAATTATGGCATAATCGCAAAAGTGACGTAGTTAGCAGACAGTATTTTATTTTATTAACCTTGTAGGACTATTTAATATAATATAAGAAAAGGATGAATTGTATATATAAATTATATTTGCAAAATATTTTTAATATTAAAGTGTTATATTCATGAAACGAACTATTTTATTGTTACTATCTATTGTTTCTATTCTATCATTATCTTCTTGTGGCGATGATGACAAACCTGTTGTACAATCTATCGAAATTTCTAAAAGTGAAGCTTCAGTAAAGGTTGGTGAGAAAATAACTCTCACTGTCAGCCATTCGCCAGCAGATTTACCCGCTCCCGAATATGAATGGAATTCTTCTGATGAAACAATTGCAACTGTTGAAAACGGTATTGTTTATGGAAAGTCTGTTGGAGAGGTTACTATATCAGTTTCTTCTTTTAATCTAAAATTGAAAGATATATGTAAGGTCACTGTAACTCCAATTGAAGCAACTGATATCAAACTATCTGAGAGTGAGAAGACGATGACTACCGGTGAATCATTCCGTTTGGAGTATACGATAGAACCTGAAAATACTACCAACAAAGAAGTGGAGTGGGAGTCTTCGGATAAAACTATAGCAACGGTTAATGCAGATGGCGAGGTTACAGCCGTTTCCGATGGTGAATGTACTATTACAGTCAAAGTCAAAGGAAGTGATACCTACGCCAAATGTGTTGTTAAAGTGAATCCTATTAAGGTTACAGGAGTTACATTGAATGAAACAACTAAATCTATTGAAGCCGGCAAGTCATTTACTCTAACAGCTACTGTATCTCCTGAAAATGCAAAGGACAAAAGTATCAAATGGTCTTCCAGCGATCCTAATATTGCAAAGGTAGAAGACGGATTGGTGACTGCATTGGCAAAAGGTACATGTAACATAATTGCCACTACTAATGATGGGAATTTTAAAGCGCAGTGTACTGTGAATGTTTTGCCTTTTTCGGTAAAAGGAGTTCAGTTTACAGAATCTTCAGTTAAGATTCTGAATGGAGAAAGCTATACATTGACATATTCTATTTTACCTGAAAATGCAGAGAATAAAAATGTAAAATTTAGCAGTTCTGCACCCAACACTGTTTCTGTAGACAATAATGGAAAGGTTACAGCATTGAAGGAAGGTACTTCTACAATAACAATAACTACAGAAGATGGTGCCCATACTGCCACTTGCGAAGTTGTATCAGCTGAGATTTCCGATTTTATGAATCTGGGTATAAGCTCTTCATCTATTGTATCCATTAATGGTTATATAACAGGGTCTGTGTATTGTTACATAACCAACACAAGTTCTAAAGAGATATCTCTTACTAAGTTTGAGGTAAAAGATGGATTGAGTGAAAATATTGTATTATATACAGATGATGCATCAAAATTGGGCGCTTTAGCAGCCGGACAAACAACAAATTTAGGCGGTCAAATGAGATATGTTTATTTGCCTATATTTATTTGGACATTTAATTATGCAGGAAAAGAATATAAGGTATCTAAGCAATACAAACAATACTAATATCCTTTTTCTTTTTTTAGGCTGGGATTACTCCTGGCCTTTTTTACATATTATCTAAGTAACTGATAAAAAGCAGTAAAAACTAAATTTGACACCTTGAATATTTCCCTAAAAGGTCTTGCGTAAACAAATTCCAAAATCAAGTTGAGACAATGGCTTCCTTTGCTCTTTTAGCGCTTTTTCCATCGCTTCAAAAGCATCGTAAAAATCAGATTTAAAATCAAAAGCCTTTTTGCCAGTAAATCCCATTACAAGTAAACTAAATCCATCCCTGTTCATAACAACAACTCGAGAATAACGTATACCACCATTAGGCTGCTGCATTTCTATTGATGTATCGTCAAAATATACTTTACATTGATTTTCAGGCATTTTAGAAGCTAAAGCATCAATAGCTTTTAATACGTTACTATGTTCTTTCCCGAACTTCTCAGCCACCAAAAGGCTGCTTGTTAAAACTTGGTCATTCTGACCTTTGAAAACAAGTTCATTCATAAACTATAATTTAAAGTTATATTTTCAAGTAATTTATAATCTAATAATTAACTTATCAAGTAAAAGTCTCACTCGGTTAAGGTGCTGAATGCTGCATAGTTTAGCCCTTAGAGGGTTTTACGCTCCTTGGCTATAGCAGCATTCAAACAGTCATCGCTCGTATAAAGTACGCCGTTTGTAGCTGGATGGCATTAACAAGTTACCATCTTCCCTGATTTTTCGCTTACTTGTCGCTGTGAAGGCACTCAGGTTTCGTTCGCCTCTCGATTTCTCACATCCTCGCAGTATCGAGTTTAGGAATACAACCCTCTGTCTCTCTGCTTATGCAGCCTACCGCCGATTGTATAACTGGCTTTAAATAGAAAGCCCCGTAATAGGTACGAGCTACTACGAGGCTATTCATATATAAACTCCGTACAGGAGAATACTGAATCAATGTCTGGTAACATCTCGTACTTGTTACAGATGCAAATATAGATATATTTATCTGTATTCGATATAAAACAGATAATAATTAAGATATTTTAAAAATCACGTAGTGTTGACGTAGTGATTACGTAGTGTTCACGTAGTGATCACGGAATAATCAGTGATTAATCACGGAATAATACCGTATTATTTTCGAAGAAACTGGGGTTATTTCCGAAGAAACCCAGTTATTGCATACATTTATGTTGAATCAATCCCATTTCATTGCCTTAATCCTTGCCATATTTGCCGGATCATCAGCATTTATCACGTTGCGGTCTTTAGGTATATTAACTCGCTTACGTTCTTCGTCAGACAAATAGATAGACGTTATAGAATCGGCAAGAAGTAGTTGCAGATTGGCATAGCTTATTCCCCATACAACATATTCAAAAGTCCAGCCATAACGTTCACAAGCAGAACTTATTAGTGTACCGTATATACTTTTTCCACCGAAAACGAAAGAATTATTGTCTCTTTTAGCCTTCATCGCCTTTTCTTGCCACTCTTTTTCTTTGTCAATGCCTAAATGCTTAGTAAATTGAGATATATCCCCCTCTGAAAGGACCATTACAAGCAGTTGTGCCAAACTTTCATTATCAAGTTCTTTAATAAAAAAATCACATCTTTCCTGAATCACATCATTATCAAACAAATCTTTTTTCTTATTAATTGTGTGATAGGATAATATACGGCATACAATATTTTTCTTGTCTTGGCATAGCCTTAAAGCCTCCATGTATGGATTAGCGTGTACTATTTTTAGATTTATATTCAAGGAAGACATAAGGCGTGAAATAAGATATGTTTTACCAAGAGTAATAGGATAAAGATAGAACTTTCTTTCACCCACTTTAAATCCTCTCGGAACGCTCATTATTACATCAGCAATATCCGCGTCTATATCTTTTATAGTTTCTTTCATCATCAATTATTTTTTATCGGCTATCTTCCCAGACAACCGACATTAAATTATGAACAACAAATCAGATTCTCAAAAAATAGAGCGGAGATACGGATTTGAACCGTAACCTGATATCTGGATGATATATATGCAGCCATTACACCATCTCCGCAAAACACGTGGGTACTACGCCCCCACGCTCGGCATTACCTATCAAAACTTAACCTCCTATACCAGGATTAGGAGCTACTTCAAACTTATCCCCATCTCCGGATTCATCTTCTGGATCACATTCAATTTTAGTTGGTGTACCAGTGTTCGGAGTGACAATAATTTTACCCCATTGAATTTGCTTTTTGTCGGAACCAGGTTTTAATGCATCAAACATATACGCCCAAACACCACCATCTGCCGTAGTAAATGTATCTTCAACAGAAACAGTAGTCTTTTCCATACAGAAACCTTGAACTTCCGGATCCTCCGGCTGTAACGCAATAGCGTAATTGTGAGCAACTACACCATCACTATCACTAATAGGTCTTTTGCGTCCCTTTGCGGCACGAATGTTGAGAGCAAGAGCATAAGTATTTTTGCCATACTTTACGTCTTCGTTTTCCCCACCTTCAATCTTGGCTTCCTGTTTATCTCCTTTGGTTGTTGTCAATTGTGTAGAATCCTCTACAGGAGTCGGAAGCTCTTCCCACTTTGGAGAACTTGCATCCAAATCTTTAATAAATATACGAGGTTTCCCCCACCCTATAACTGCCATAGCTCTATATCACTTAATATAGTTAATAATTATTCGTTATTTATCTCAATATACAGTTTGTTATTAATGAAATGTTCAGTATGTCCATCTTCAAAGGTCACTCCTGTTGGAATGTTTTTTTGAGAACATTGCTTAGGTACCGTATGATACTCTTCCTCTCGTATGGAGAAAAGGAACTTACACAATTCGCATAATTTACCTACACGGACCGTATTTCGTTCCCATTGTTTCGTATCTTCATTCCATTGGTCACTAACGTAAACATTGATATTCACATAAGCCCGTTGGATTTGCCCGCAACCCTCATTAGCAAGTACTGATATGACAATATCTTCCTTGTCTGATTTGTTAGGTCTACCTCTATCACTCAATTTTCCAGTAACACTTTGTTCAAGAGCTGTACCTTTAATCTTGTGATAGACAAACTTCTGTATTTCAATGTCCGATTTCATCTAGCAATCTGTTTTTTCAGTTTTTCAAGCATCTTAGGAACCTGTTCGGTAGCCCATAGTTCTGTTGACGCAAGCACATCCTTGTTATCCATCGCTTCTACTTTTTCTGCATAATTCATTCCAGCAACTATTACCAGCACATAATCATTCAAATATCTTTTTACGATTTCTTCAGCTAGATCTTTTCCCACTTTTACGCCTTCTGAACCTTGCTTTACTTGGTTAAAGTCTGAGTATTGGACAATACTGCCATTATGTGCTATTACATACCCTACTGAACTACGTAAATTTCCAGATTGATCATACCAGCTTTTCTCACCGCCTCGATTACGTACCCTAGTGACACATTGTTCACCGAGATACGATAAGGCCCGTATTATCAATCTTTCAACCCGCTCTGCCTCTTTCATAAGCTTGTCATGAACTTCATCCAGCTTAGTAGTCATCTTTATGCCCATATACTAAACCCATATTTTACACTGAAGCTGATAACGATGGAAACCTTTGACTTTAAATTCTCTTTCAATTCCTCCAAGCAGGCCTATTTTAACTCTATCTCCAATAGTAAATGTATGACAATTACTCGGTAGATAAACCGTATATGAATAGCTCCTTATAACACCGTCCTCAAACTCTCTTTCTTCTGCTCTACCAGATGGTACTGCATCGCAAGGAATCGAACCACTCCACTCAGAGAGCCCGGGATGATAGTCTCCGTTTTCATCTTCGTATCCTTGTGTGGATATAAGATATTGCAAACGGTGTGGATTTCTATTCAATACAGCCATTACTATAACAAGCAATCACCTACATATACCATCGGCTTTGCCTCCAGTTCTACCGAAGGCTCACCAATAGTATTGTAGATAGAGTTGACACGTAACAAAATTCGCTCTTTGTCTTTATCAGATAAAGATCCAAAAGACTTATCTGCTTCAGAAAAATTGATAGACTGAACTAAAGACCAAAGACAATCAGCTAATGCCCCCTGATATTCGTTGGAACGAGAAACGTCATAATCAAACTCTTCATCAACTTTGAGATTACGTTTAATCATAACATTCTCTACAAAACCAGCTGGAATCGGGTAATGTATTTCGTCTATAAGGGCTTGCTGAATTGTCTTCATGGATTATGTTGCTTTATGGGATTCAACCGCTTTTTTCAACGATGCTTCGTCTGCATCACTCAATCTGTTGACTGCCGCGATAAGTTTATCATCGGAAACGGTGGAAGTCAAGTTTTTACCAGCGATTTTATTGTATTCTGTCACAAATTCTGGCTTCTTGTAAGTTACTCCCCAAATCGTAATCTTTACATCAGTAGAATCCTCAGATTCTTTCGTTGTATCTACTGTTTGAGCTTCCAGAATATCCAATGAATAAATCTGGTCTACATTCTCAATAACCGGCAAACAAAGAGCCTGCCCATTCGTAAATTCCTGCAACGGGTCTGTTTTGGAGTAACGGCTAATCAGCTTATATTCATCAACAATGGTATATTCTACTCCCTTGACAGGGTTAGTAGATTCAGCCAAAGTTCCCCATACAAAAGAACCTACATTGTCAGCAGAAGGAAGGAATATAAGTTTATTTGCATTCCACGGCTTATAAGAAACTCTTTTACCATTCTTTTCATAAGTGACAGAACGATCAATCTTAAAGAATGAAATGCCATTATATTGATCAGAAAATGCTTCATCAAACAACGTAGAAGTGGGAACAGGCAACTTTGTTTCATTATCAAAGGTTTGCCCTCGATAACTTGCCACCAATTCCTTAGCCCATTGAGATTGACGCATTTTGTTATAGGTAGACAACGCTAACATGATAACAGAAATGCTATTCCCGTCATCGTTGGCTTTACCTATAACTCTTTCAATATCATCACCTGTTACTTCTCCGGTAGTAACAACACCAAAACTATGTTCTGGCAAATAACCATAATTTACACGAAGTCCGAGACCGGAATTTTTATCATCATCACCTTCAACAATAATAACCCCATCAGACAGCCCAGTAAGGAAATTAGCTTCATTCCTTTCATCAATACCAACAGAACATGCGGTTCCGTCATCAGTTAATCGAGAAAAGATTCTGTTTTTGAGAGATTTTTGCGCTTCCTCTGTAGTGGCATTAGACAAATGTGCTTTCATGATATTAATAGCGTTGATCTGAGTTTCTCTCAGAATCTTTTTAATACCAACTTTAGGCAATTCACCACTAGAACGTGCAATAGAGTCACGTTTCTTGGGAGACAAAGGAGAATCCATAGCTACCATATCCGCTGCTACATAAGTAGTGTTAGCAGAAGTACCTTCCCATTTTTGATCAGGAGAATATACTCTGGTAAGCATAGTTTTGTGAAGATAGGTCAAATTCTTATTTGTTTCTTTGATCTTTTCTTTCACATATAGGCTCAATTTGGGCCATATTTTTTTTACAAATTCAATAAATAATGATTCATTCATCTTTCACCTCCTTTTTAATCGTGTAAAAAAGCCAATTGCGGCAATGCCGTTTTTAATGCAGCCTTAATGCTGTCAATAGGATAAGGACTCGCCACATCATTTACTTCACCAGCATACATAATACCAACGAATGGCTTGTCGGCAGGTTTTGAACAAACAACAACACCAACGTATTCATGATTAGATGGCAATGATTCGTAAGCTGTGCCTGCTGAGTTAACAGGCATTGGCTTATAGGTATCGTTCTCTGTATCGCGGATAACAATATGACCGGCTTTAATTACAGACTGCTTAAATCCAGTCATGTCTAATGTCCGCCCATTCATAATTCCGCCCAAATAGTTACGAATAACAATCGAATCCATTCCGGTTAAAATCGTCTCCTGTTCGTTTACTAAATCAGCTTTTGCGCCCATTTTAATTTTACTTTTGATTAAAGGCCTTTAGCAATTGCTATAACCTCTTCATCGGTTAATACTTCATTTTTTTCTTGTTTCTTACTTCCTGCACCTGGAGGATTCCCCAAACTAGATAGTCCTGCGTCGGCACGTTCTTGGTTGTAAGATTTTAAATCTTCCTCAACTTCGGAATAGAATTCTTCAAACTCTTCATCATTTTCAAACTTCATTTTATTGAAGGATTTCAATGTGCGAGTTCCGAATGTACCAGCATCTTTTAAAAGGGTTTCAAGTTTCTCTCTACGTGTAGTGGTAACTTTTTCACCTTTCAATGCTGCGATTTCGTCATTCAGTGTTTGTACTGTCTGAACCAAACCTTTAGCCCATTCCGGAGCATCATCATTCTTTCCTTTGTTTTTGGGATTTTTGGTGTTTGAACCAGCTTGACGTCTTTGATTATCCGAAGCTCCGTCGTCGTCATCATCGTCATCGTTGTCGTCGTCATCTGTTTCAGGGTGATTTTTCTTCCATTCATCAAGCAAGCGATTGGCTTGTGACTGGCCGAAAGGCAAGTAACGTAATGCGGAGTCAATCTCTTTGTCAATTTCTGCATTTACGTCTTCATCTGAGGCATCATCTGCGGAAGTAAGGTTATCGGCAATCTTGGCAGCAATACCCTTTAATTCCCTTGAATTGAACCCGAATGCCTTCACTTTCGGTTTCAATCTCAACAATACTTGTTGTTTTCTGTCCATTGTATAATGTTTTAATTACAAAAATAGTCTGCGTAGCACGTATGCCAGCAGACTATTCGCTTAGAACTTTACTAAACATTAGAGCAATGAGTTTCGTTCAATCGTGCTAAATTGAAGCAAATCACAACACGACAAGTTCTGTGGCGTACATCTTCATACGCTTCTGACACAAAGGTAGCAAAAGTGACGTTTTAAACGCCACCTTTAATGTTAAACTATCATAATAAACGCACGGCACGAGAGTAATCTTGTACTTCGTGCCGTGAAACTGAATGTAATTGTACATCAGCGATTATTCTTTAAGATATTTATATGCTTTTATGTATTTGTTCAATCTGTAAAGATCCTTTTCTGTAAGTTCATTCAAACGTGTTATATCCATGTTGTCTTCTAAATCATGTAGTTTTACTTGTCTTCCTATAGGATTAAGCCTAGAGCGTTTTATGAAATCTTCATAGTTTTCATCCTCGTTGCGAGTGACAGAAAGTATAGCATCTACTATATTACGAGGAAACCCTTCCATAAGTAAATATTCAGCGGTAACTTCGGTATCTTCTATTGTATCGTGCAGCAAAGCAACAATCCTTTCGTCATCAGTAGAACATCTGTTTGAGACACGGATAGGATGGAAAATATAAGGTACCCCAGCTTTGTCAACTTGATAAAGATGCGCATCAGTTGCTATTTGAAGAGCTTTTTCTAATAAAGTACTAGTATTTGTCATATTCTGATTTTGAAATCTCTTTTCCTCCAAGAATTATATCACACACTGTATCATCGGATTGCGGAATTTCTATTTCATTACGTCCATGATGTTTTATATATGATTTTGTTTGGCCGTTATCGAAATATAAACGGATAACAGCTTCTTCAAAATCGTCAAGTAAATAAACCGTTTCGCCTGACTGTAATTTATTATATAATTCCTTCTGGTTCATTTTTATATGTAAAGATAGTGATTTTTATTGGAAATGACTATAATATTCGATTGATTTTTCAACTATTTTTTGCGCCTTTTTATCAGCTTTGTCTAATACTCGCCATTCTTCATAATATTTATGCCCCAGCCCCCCCTTCATACCTGTTTGATTTTGTATATTCTTCCAACGTTTTTCTCCAAGAATTCGTTTTGCGTCTTCCGGTTTTTCTTTGGCATAAATCATACGGTCTGTATTAACTTGAATCTCAGCAATTAATCCGTTAGATGTTTGAATATTAACTATATTGCCACTATATCCCATAAATGATTCCGGCTTTTGTCTTTTCAGTCGCACAAACGAATCGTTTTCAGATAGTTCGTTCAAGACTTGATCTATTTGTGATTTGGGAACTATGATTGTCGTCCTAACTGCGTCTTTTATATCGTATGGAGTTATACCCTCCGTTGTCGCTTTTCTTGTTATTGATGAAATGCTTTTGTAATTGATTGGAGTTACAAATCCTTTATTATTTTTAGCGATGGATTCTGCTAAACTTTGTACCTCCTTCCCAACTAAAGAAGCACGATTAACAAGCTCTTTAGCTGAATTCTCAGTATTTATATTCTGAACAATTGATTTGTTATCTCTCAAAAAATAAGGTAAGGTGTTTCTTTCCCGCGCTTTCTCAATCTTTTGTTGGTTGTCGAGTACCCATTTTTTAAATTCGTCAGGAACATCCTTTACTTCATTAATACTTTCTGTAGAAACATCGCTCAGTCCATCCCATTCCCAGAATTCTTCTTCTGTTTTGAGGATAGGGACTTTATAACATAAGTCGTTCGGGTGCCATCCTGTCCATCTGAAATCTTTAGGATATTTTCCGGCAAGTGTATCACAAATATCTCCATGTGGCATACGGTTGTGATGAGAGGGACTTAATTTAATTTCATATCCTACTACGAAATCCATTTGCTTCCAACGTTCATTTTCGGATGTTTGATAAGCCATGTTTATCTCCGAACGGGCTAGGCGGATAGATCTGTATTCACAATCTTGTATATGTTCAGCACTTCCGTATCTGTCTTTATAATCTTTTTGCAGTGATGGAAAATCAAGTAAGTATTGAGATATTCGCTTACTCAACGTAACAGCACTGGTACCTTTTTGAATAGCGCATGAGATTGCAGCCTCCAATTCTTCTTTGTAGATCATAGATTGCTGCCAGAGTTTTGCAGATATATTGAGTCCTTTATCTTTTCGATTCTGGAATGCTTTCAGAGCATCTGAGTTTGTTTGATACAAGACTTTATATTTCTCTCTATCAACTTGTGCGTTATATGCTTTTAATACTCTGTTTGCTATCAAATCCTGTGCTTCATTACTATTTTTCCATTCTTCGGTTGTACCACGATAGATAATTGCGTTTATATCTTCTACGAAATGCCTTTGTATGTCGTCAATTTGTTTTTTAGTTTGAGGGTAATTGGACCATTTAAACGGTTTATTGCTATCAGAGGAATATTCCGTACGTGAAACAGCTTTAGCGGCGTCCAAATTCAGTGCGTCGTATATCTGCTCAACAAAAACGACATACCTATTTATCCGACTGTTAAGTTCTTGGTATTTCTTTTTCTGATTTGGAATTTTAGGTTTTGCCATATTATCCTATTTTTAATATTACGCTCTAAGTTGTCAGAAAAAACACAGGGATTAGACTAATAATCATGGCATATTTTTAAGAACTAATTCTTTCTTCTTAAACTTATCACATATATTACGATTCAAAAATTTAGTCCATTTAGATAACCGACATCGACACATAAACAATTCACCTTTACTATTTTTCTCATGCCAATCGTAGCTATGTACACAATCTCGACAATGATATTTAGACTGAATCATTACCTCCTTTGCCATCTACGCAGTTTTTCTTGCTTTTTATCAATTTCTGGATACAAATGATGCTTCACTATAACTTTACCGCAGATATGGCAATCTCGTACAACATATTCTACCGTAATAATTCTTGTATACTTCTTCATATTATTCCTCCTCAATCCTATCAGGTGCCGGAATTTCCAATAACCGAATAGCTTTAATTGTCTCCTTACCCTCTAATATAGCTTTGCATAAACGATGATAGCCATCAGCAATTTGGCCAACTTCATCTAATATGATAGGATAATCAAGCGAACAGTTACGAACCCGCTTGCATTGGAATATGAAACTATGAAGCTGGCTGCATTCAAATGCTTCAGTAGTCAAATCAATGCACCAAAGTGGCATATCCATAACTGGATACTCTTTTGCCTTAGCAAAATCGTATAACGTTTGGGCATTCCATATTTTGTTACCTCTATGATATTCGCTTTCGGCAAACGTCATTTCATCTATTGGAACTTTCATGTGATTCTTTTTTGATATAGACTTTGATTTCACCGGTAACATGAAGTTCGTCACCAACCTTTTCAACGGAGTATTCAACCAACCCTCTTTGGTTGATAGAGTTGTTGATTGACTGGCGCACTTCGTTCTTAAGTTCTCTGATAAGCATTTCATCGGCTTTACGATTGGACCACCCTTCATCAAGTTTCTTCTTTTTCCGGTAATCCTTGATTTCTTTTTTAGTTCGGGCAAGGCAGATACCAAGCTTCTTTGCTTCGTAGTTATCAACTCGTTCAATACTACTCAATCTTTCTTGTGGATTGATTTTTTCTGCTAATCTAATAAGCCAGTTTGATATTTTTGTCTTCATGATTTTAAGTTTTAAGCCAGCAGCGTAAACATCTGCTTACGCTGCTTTAACCTTTTCTACAGCTTGGCAGATAGGCTATTGTACAATTTCCCAGTCTTCTGCAAACACATCACTGATGGATGGTACCCACGAATCAGCACGTCCCGTATTCTCGTTATAGATAAGGCATTGACTTGTATAGTCAATAAAACCTTTTCCTTTCAGAATAAGGTCTTTTGCTGATTGAGGAAGCGATTGCATCTTGGGAATGGTATCGCTTTCAATATGTGCAGGCACTTGCTTGAATACCGTCAGGCCTTTGCCGTTCCAGCCGTTTCTACGGATAGCCCCACCTTGCTTCAAAACTTCGATAGCATCACCGAAACACATAGGAGTTTCTTTCTTGACTTCTCGATATGATTCTTCAAACAGTTCTTTGGGTGACCAACTTTCATAGCCATATTCAGTACGAGTGTGATATCCGAGCTTGCAAGATTCATGCTCTCCTATTTCACTTTTTACCAAACCTTTACGGTAAGCTTCGCCTAATGTCATAGGTTTTGCTTCAATCTGTTTTGTGCTAATGTACTTTTTCATGATAGTGTATTTATTTACAAATCAAACATCTTCCTCTTCATAAGCCATCTTTGCACTCATGACACCAACCGAACTTAGCATCCTGATAGAAAGCCCCTTTTGTACGTCAAGCTCAAAAATTATGTTGTCATTGAATTGAGCGGCAGGGTATTGATACAATAGCGCATAATCCATTCCTTCCAGCTTTGCGTATATACTAAGTGTGCCACTCTTCTCTCTGTCTATCTGCATTACACATTTTCCAACAGAAGTAAACTCACAGGAATAGCCCTGTTTTTCTTTACTAAATTCTAGTACATCAGTTTTTGCCATAATATTTATATTTTAGATTATTATTCCGGTTCTTCGAATATATTGCTTATCCTGCTTCTGGAAGCATCTGCATCTTCTTTTTGGATTTGGGCAAGAGTTTCTTGTGGATCAGTAGAGATACCTAAGTTCTTGATGGCCTCTAATTGGCTAACAACTGCTTTTCCACCACTTGCTGTAACCCATTTTTCTATTTCTGACTTTTCATCATTTTGGATAAACGGAGTTATGATGTGCTCAACCTCAACATTGTCTACTTCATTTTTCCAAGAAACATTCATCATTTTTAGAAAGGCTTTGATTACGCTACATTCACGTTCAAATGCTTCTATCCATGCACCACTTTCATCTCCAACCTTTAAATGAGCGTCAGTAAGTAAAGTCTGCCTTGCATCAAATCCGATATTGCCAAGAGACTTCATGTTTTCGAAGGAAATATCCGGCATTTGTGATTGTGACCAGAACAACTTAACAAGGGTATCGACATGATATTTTAACGCCTCGATAGATTGTGCCCATGAAACATAGGACACGTCCCCGTTTTGTTCTACTCGGTAAACTCTACGGCTTTCTCCTTTATCTTCTCCTCCTTTTATGCCACCTGCTATTTTTAGGATAGGAGCGGAGTTATATGCTATGACATCGCTATTGCGTGAAAGGGTATATTCGATTTCTTTTCTGATATAGGAAAGACCGTGATAAATGGGAACAGGACGATAAACGTATACTCCGGGTATTTTCAGAATAACGACCGGCTCTGATTTAACTAATTCCCAACCGTTTCCCTGTTGTTTCCATTTATAATGAATGTTTGCCGTGTATGTCTCGAAATACGTAACTTCTTCATTTTTGACCTTTTTTGTGTATTCAAAAGACATTGCGATCATATCGCCAAGCTCATCAAGTAGAGGGTATAAGCTAACACCGTCCATTGGTGAGTAGGTTTTGCATTTTAGCTTATATTTACTTTTAAAGCCGTATAGAGTGTTGGGATTCTCAACTGTGTACCAAATGGTGAACACTTCGCATGAAGCAAAGTAAGCATTGCCTCGCTTAATATTCTCACTGTCAATACGGGCATACTTATATATCGCTTCAATCGCTTTCGCAATACTTTGGCGGGTTTCATTGTCTTCTATATTGTGATATACACGTTTAACCGGGATAGCGAACATGAATTCAGTCATTCGCTTGGTGAGGAGTTTTTCAAGTCCGATGTAGATACGGGAAGCTTTTTCTGTATCTCCATTAGATCGGATCTTATCTTTACGGGTAACTGTGTCAGATACTATATCATGTTCTGTTGGTTCGTAGTCTTTGAGAAGTTTATCCCAAGAGGGGACACAGACTGATTTCTCTTTTAAGTCGTTGATAATATTATCAACAGGTCGGGTACTGTCTAATATAGCGGTTATTTCATCCATGGGCATGTTCCGTACATCTTCATACGGTAATTAGTTGAACAACAATAAATACCTTTCCAAAAGGAACCGGATAAAACAATACGTATACCCGAGAACATGAAAGGATACGTTAGCATCAGATGCTATGGTGCAAATATAACAAAAGTGACATTTATTACGTCACTTTTAAACAAAAAAAATAATAATATTTATCTAATAACCTACCATTTTTACAGCTTCATGCATATAATATGGAAAGTTAATGACAGCAATTTCACCTGAATATCCACAACGCCATATTTCAGCTTGCCAATCTTGGATTTCATCACGTTCATCAATATGGTACCTTTTCATCAAATCTCGCATAATGGCACAATCTTCGTATTTTTCTAGCGCCTTTGCGGATGAATACAGATTGAGAAACACGTACCGTCCGTAAAGACAAAGAACTTTCTGAAATACATCAAAACGATTTTGTTCCATATTAAGGTATAGCTATACAGTGTCCAGCACCTTTTATTTCACTATAATCTCCTTCAATAACCCGAAGCATTGCTTCAATTATATACCGATAGGTGTTCTTATAGTCACTATATCCAAATTCCAAGTAAGTGTTGCTATATTTTAAGGGAATATCATCGTTATATAAATATCCTATGTAATATTTCTCTCCATTATATGACACATTTTCCACTATTTCAATATTATATTCTATTTTGCCATTAACAACTATCGCATGCCAGTACCTATCATTATCTAATGAAAGAGGTACAACAAATCTATGGCTAATGATTTTTATCCTTGGTTGTAATATACTTCGACTGCTTATGTTAGTTGAGTTCATAGTTGTGTATTTAAAAGTCGCACATTATAGTATATTTAGTTTGCAAAATCTTTAGAACTTTTTCTGTTACATGAATTATATCTTCATTATACCTTTTTACGTTTCTGCCATATCCTTTTATATCTTTGCTTATCTTCCGGCGAAGTGTAGCATTTTTAGGCAAACTGATTTCATAGAAACTGCCATCAATTGAAGTTATCAACATATCAGCTTTCTTCTTTTGATAATCCAGTTCAGTTTCTTTGTATTCACCTTTAGGAATGAAATTGGGATTGGGAACTAAATAGCCTTCTGCTACTACATTGCCATTTATATCATATACTTTCATAATCGTGTGTATTAAGCGTTAATACCAATTGATTTTCTCATAAAGTCACTTGCTTGCTCTACTGACATATTCAGCTTCTTTTGAATTAGGATAAGCATACAGCTAACCTGTTCTTTTGTATCTAAGTTACCTTGTACAAACTCTGACATGATGAACTTTTCTATTATTCTCTGTTGGATTGTTGTTGCTTTCATTGCTCTTGTCTTTTAATTGTTAGTATTATTGGTTTCTTTTAGTATTGTAAAGATATTCATTATCAACGAGTTAGCCAAACATTTGCACTTTTATTTTTACAACAAACCTCTCTAAATCAAAGATTTAACTTTTGACATAGAACAAAAATGGCACCGACTTTCACAAGCCAGTGCACATAAGAGCAATGAAAACACAAAAGAAGTGTTTTCGGTTACAAAGGTACTAAAAGAAACACAACTACAAAAAATCTTTGAGCAGCTCTTCATCGCTAATAAAGCTGTAATCCCTAGGATAAAATGTATTCGCTAATGCATCCATATAGTCAGGAGAACGCTTGATACGTTTTTTTATGTCTTCTTTAGCCTCAATGATAATCTTTCCATTACTGAGAAACTTCCATTTAGTTTCAGTCGCTTCTTCCATTAACTGGTCACATGGAGGTAAAGCTGCACCAAATCCATTTTTAGGATTGAGCCAGTCGCGCAAAGCCCAATACAAATATGCGCGCATATTGGCAAATTCATATTCTCCGGTAATATCATGCAATCCATCCGCACCTTCTGAATATTTACATGAAAAAGCATTTGTAAATTCTTCTTCTAACAATCGGGAATAAACACCTGCCCCCTCTCCTATCGTATCAATAAATGCTTTAGCTCCCCTCTTCTTCAAATAGGGTATCGCCATACCGACTACATGCATATGGTCTGCTCGACCAGCGGATTGATGTACTTCAAATTGCGCCACATAGTTACCATATCGAGGACAAAGTACACTATTGTCGCGTCCCATACCAGCCACGTCAACACCTAACTTGCACGATTTGGATGGAATGAAGCCGCTTGCCTGTAATTCCTGCCAATTTCTGTTTGCTATTTCTATCCATTCATAAGGTATAAGTACATCCTCGGAAACTTTAGGGAACATACCTCTGACCTTGACACGGAAAAGATCATTTGGACGATATAACTTACCTTCCCATGTAAAATCTCCCTCTCCCTCATTGAAATCTGCTTTCTGTAACAGAGAACACCAATTCTCAACTTTATCCTTAACCCACTCGTAGTTTACCTGTCCTGGAATTACAGCTTTCTTAGATACCACATTCTCCGCATTAAGAGAATCCAAACGAAATTTTGCAAAACGCTCCGACTTCATAGCGCGTGCGGCATAACCGGTAGTAACATTCGGATTAAACACGATAAGCAAACGAGAATTACCTTGTAAGTTACCTTCAATGGCGTTATACGTTGATTCAGAAATACCAGAAGCTTCGGTAACAACAAACATCGTATTTACAGCGTGAAAACCGGACCATGCTTCGGTGTTATCATCACCCGCCTTAAACCCCGTCAGGAACCACTCTTCGTAATCAGTCTTTATACCTGACGACAACAATCTTCCCGGAAGGAAACCTGCATTCCTGTATAAACGTGAGATTTCCGGAATCATAATATTTTGTACTTGACGAGCGGTAGGCGCTGTCATAGCAATTTTAGTGTTTTTAGTCAACTTCCCATCTTTCCAACGAGGAGTAAGATACATGAAACACAAAGATGCACAGGCCGCCACGAAGTCCTTACCACGAGCTGTTCCCGATGCAACAGCTGTCATAGGATTGTACTGCACAGATGAAATAATATCCTGTTGCTCCTTATCCAAACGAGCTTTAAGAGCATCACGCACAAACCTATTCCAGTCTTCGGTCCATGATTTGATTTTCCGCAAAGATTTTTCATCTGCTATTGTCATTCTTCATCATCTGGCAATTCCTGCATAAGTTTTTCAAACGGGTTCACGTTCAAATCCTGTTCAATCTTCTCTACGTAGCCTCTATCACGAAGCTTAGTTTTACTTAGCCAAATAAGCATAGTATTGTCCTGTTCCGTAATAGCTTTTGTGAACATACACGTTTCTATTTTGTCTTTGAACGCTTCTTCAACCTCTTCCCATTTCGCTTTAAACTCGGGGTCATTTTCTCTCCATTTATAAGCAAGAGAACGACATATACTTGCGGCCTCACACGCTTTAGTTACGTTAAGAAGTCTTGCGTCAAGAGCTTTTAGGAACAAGTTTTTCTTCTGCCTTGTATTCAACCTATATTTTCTATCTTTCTCCATCTGTATTACCACCCTCCAATGCGTTATTTACTATCTCCAACATCTTACAAATGCTTAATGCCTGGGCCTTGATTTTATACTTGGCTTGTACTTTAGCCGATACTTCATTCAACCGGTGCATTGTATCCATATCTACCAAAGTAAGATTGCCAAGTTCTTTTTCAGAATAGCAATCCAATGTTTCCATCAACTTATCGAATGCGGTTTTCTGCGTATCAACAAACATAAGAGTTACCGGGACGATTTCATTATTCGGCATTTCAACCGTATAGTTAATGTCCTTCACACTTTCCAAAACTTCATTGCTTATATGTGCATACTCTTTCAGTGCGACATCTGTTATTTCATCAAGCAATTGTTTCAAAAGTTCCGCATCGTCCTGACCAACTATACTGTTATGTGATAATTGTGTCGCCAGCAACCAATCGTTTGTAGTCTCCTCTTCATCTATGTACATAACATGGATGGAAGTAAGCCCAGCCATTTTTGCCGCTTGTGTTCGGTGATTACCACTCACCACCGTATAAGAGCCATCCGAATGTTTTACGCAGAATGGTACAGACGATAATTGACCGTCCCTACGAATGTTATTCACTAAGGCATTAAACGTGTCCTGCTGCATGAAATGCGCATTTTTCTTGACCAGCTTAATGTCGGATAATTGCACTTCCGCTATCTTGAATTTTCCCATATATTATTCCTTTCTCGGCTCATCACCGTATTTTTTCACAAAATCTTTTAAAATATCATCTAAGTTTCCACGAATACCTGCATCTTGTATGTAATGGAGTTTACCAACACAGCGTTCATGAAGTTTAAACACTCCCCGATACTTCATACTTACCGGTTTATCGGTAAATACAGAAGTAGCAATCACTCCACATTCATGTTTATATCTTATGTCCAATTCATCTTTGAACTCTGACGAAAGTACACCCATAATTAGCAATCTACTCAATTTGGGCAATGGATGGTCTATCACGAAATCCGACTTCATCCAAACTGCATCCATGCCGTATTTGCTTACCTTCAGGAAATCAAACATACAAGCCCCGAACACATAATCATCCAAGAACCATAAGTAACAGAATGGTGCAGAACCGAGGATAATTCCCTTTTTCAAGTAAATCATACGCAGATAATCAATCTCTGCCATAGAAGCACGTACAAACCGGAGTTTGCTTTTATCCGTAAGCATATAATCATCCGGAAGACGTTTATATTTTAAAGGAACGATAGTTCGCTTGTTAAAGCTACTATCTCCGCTTTCTACCACATTAGACCAAATATATGTGCGTTGGTCTTTGAATACCTCTCTTCTGCCCATAAATCCATGCTGCGAGAGAGCCATGTAATTAACTTGTTCTTCATCTATTTCTGCATATTTCGTTTTAGTTCGTTCTTGTGATCCAAAATCATCCAGTAAGAAACGTTGCAATGCGTTACTCGTAGCTTTCATTCCGGAATGAAATTCATTCTGATAGATTAGTATATCATCCTCTTTACAGTTAAGAATCGCATCCGATATATCAGCACAATAAAGCACTTCAATAGACTTACTTTTAAGGTTATCTACTAGCTTTTGATAACGTTCCGTATACTTCTTATGGTAATGCTCTAACTTTGCCATAAAATCGTCATAAAGCGATTTGTGATAAATATCCTGTGAATTCTTATGCTTTTTGATGGCATTAAAAAGGTGAATAGTGGCAATAATTTCAGCAGGATTTTCAGATTTAATACTTAGAAACTCATATTCTTCATTAAAGCGCAGTTCTTTTATCTCTCCCTTGATTGCCTTATACATCATGTAGATAAAATACTCCTTTGTATACACCTTAATCTCACGGTTGGTAAGTATTTGCTCTATATCCATATAATACGAGTTTACCACATGGGCTACATCGAATTTGGAAGCCTCTTTCTTGATAAAGGAAAGCATACGGTTGGATTTCTTAAACATGGAGCCTACTATTGTAACATTATCCGAGTGTTCTGCTGCCCAAAGTAACGGTTTATGTCTTTGGGGAACCTTAGAATAGTCTATATTGAACACTTCAAGGCACCTATCAATTGTGGTGAGTTGCTTATACTCTTCCATATCTTCATGCAGGTAGGCGTACTCCACAAACGAATACATGAATTTGATTGTTTCCAGTATTTTATCGAAATCCCAGGAGCTATTGAAGATCCTAAATTCTGCCGTTCCTATCTTTTCAATAGAACATAAATTAAGCCAGTACCGGATGTGTCCTCGATCTGAACCATTGCTAAAAACTTTCAGTAGATTCTCAATAGTATCTGCTTCCAATACACGCTTCACTACATCCCAAGGAGGGCTTGGTACGAGATATTTTGTTTCCCACCACTCCGCAATATCAAATATCCGTTTGATTGGATATGCAGTATAATAAGAGAGGACAAACATACGCTTGATAACATCCAGGTCCATATCCTTGATGTACAGATGCGCATCAAAGCCTTCATTCCACATAAGATAGCTTCCCGCATCTTTCATGGTATGAATGAAGTCTTTCAACTCCTGAAGGTCTTCAGCGCAGTAATGGTATGGACGGGTGTTTATCTCACCACCAAACTGGCCGTGATGCGTAACTGCCGAACCATCCGAATTGTTCATCATGGTCAACTTGTTGTCCGTCCACTTGTAACCGGATGGAAGCGGGATGCGTTGTTTGTCACCATCGGCAAACTCCAACTCCATACCAAATGTACGATTGGATATATAATCAATCCAAGGTTTATCTATATTCATGTTCTGCATATCTCAACTTGACTAATGATTTATAATTGGGAACAAACATAACCACATCACCAATGCAATAATCTGAGACATAGTCACACTCCATAATTGAGTATTCACTAGAACTATCTACAAACTTCAAATTGGTACAATCACTAATTTGACACTTATCTAAGTCTACCATTGAATAGCCACAATCCAAAATCAATTGATTACGTTCTGGGTAAATACCTATAACCCTTGTTTCGATTTCTATGCCATTAAGACCTTTTCTCACCTCATAATCACAATATGGGATTGTGCCAAACAGCATATATTCACCAATACGAACATCGCTTATGAATTCTGGGATCTTAGTTTCTTGTCCAAGCCAAAAGCTACCACCCAAACTAATAGATTCAATATTATCGCGTAGGCTTTTCCAAATACGGTACAATTCTTTTTCCGAGGGATGGTTTTCATTCAGACATCCAGAAGTAATCAAGCCATATATATGGGAGCTTGAAATCATTCTTATTTCATTGGCCAACTTACTTGCTTCATAACAACTTAAACCTTCTCTATCATCACAAGCATTAATCGGAATGTAGAAATTATGTATTCCTTGACATGCGATACCATTGATATTAAGATATTGCCAAACATCAGTAAATGATGTCACCACGGCACCACTATTATCTTTTGTCGCTTTGCCAATAGAATAACATATACTATCTTTTAAATGAAGCCCAAAAATCTTATTGTTTATTTTATCCGCGATATGTCCATAAATATCCTCGTAGAAATCTTTGAACATTAACGAGATAGGAACATTAATAAAGCTTTGCGCCTTTTCAATGTTCTCTATTATATTCTTGGTATAGACAACAACTTTCATAGTTCCCACTTTAAGATTAAACGTTCAATCCCTTTGTATTTGCTATCTCGTTTAAAAGAAAATCCTGCATTAATGAAACTCTTGATACTTGCTTCATTTTTCGGTGAGACCATGGCATAGATTTCCTGGACCCCATTAGATATTAATTTAGCAATATTAGAATTGAGAAGTACGTATTGGAATCCATTCCCTCTGTAATCAGAATGAACAAAGCATTTATCCACATAGGCAGTACCGTATTCTGTGAAGTATGCAAGAGAATAGGCAGCCAGTTTGTCATTTACGAATAACCCATAACTGCAACCTGATTCCAAGCATTTGGCTATGTCTTCCGGCTCTGATGCGAAACACATATCTGGATTGCGAAGAAGCGTCTGCTCCATCTTTTCAATATCTGATATATCAGACATAGATAAAGATTTGACCTGCATCTTGTACTCTGTGCTTTCCTTCTTTATTGGGAACAGCGGTTCGTAACGGTCAATCCATGCTTTTGAAAGGAATGTGTCTATATCATTTTCAGGCAACAGCACTTTTCTGTAATTGTTGAAAATGTCTAATACAAACTCCTTATGTTTAGCAAGTTGTTCATTATTTAGCGGACACTTACCACTACGAAACACAAAACTTTTTTTCACTGATTTTACCCACAAAGGATAAGTACGACACATAATAGGCTTGTAACCATTGTCACATGATTTGCAGTCCTTAGCGATACATTTTACCTTTTTACCGCCAAAGTAATCATCGTCTATAATCTGTAAATGGGAGATTTCTTTTTCATGCCCGTCAAATTCATGGGGCAAAATTACAATATGTCCGTCTGATCCGAACGAACAACACTTCCAACCACAGCCGGAGTTTTCACATGCTCTTATTAGTCCTTTATCGTTCATATATTTAAGTTGTATATAACTTCATATACATTTTGCACTAAATGCCTACCGGGCGTATTCCCGGCAGGCTTAACACAAATCTAACCATTCTTCAAGCTACTTGCAAGAACACCTATGCAATTTATTCGGCTTCTTTCAGTCGTGTCAGATGGCAATTTCCATCACCCCGTAAACTGTACAAGCTTTAATGTTCTTGCTTTTGCTTATCGCTACTATAAGGGTTGAGGGATAAGTAGGAGTCGAACCTACACAAGTATCGTCCAGTTAAGTTTTCTGCTTGCCCTACTAACTGTCTCTGGCACGGTCTTGATGACTTCCATTTCTATGCGCACTTGGAACTTCCGTTCATTAGTCTTAGCACCCTATGACCATTTTATCCCTTAGTGGTGGTAGCAGGGATCGAACCTCATGAGTGGTGTTTTTGCGGCTTTCTGATTTTAAGTCAGTCATTCCTAAGATGTCTCGCATGTTGCCGGTTTGGTTATTAACGGTTATCATGGAATTTCTCACCTCACATCTTGATTAGCGTCTACCAATTCCGCCATACCACCAAATTTGCGTGTCTTTCCACGCTGTCAGATTGTTACAGTACCGACTAAAGAAAGGAGTCGAACCTTTCTGTTACTTACCACAACCTCAATCAACGAGCCGAGTTGAACGGCATTCGCGGAGATGCAGAGTTCCGACCTCTATTCGTTTTCACGAACCTTCTGTTTAGCAAACAAAGCCTGCTCCTTGCAGGTTGCTATCTCCAATAAATGACACAGGCAGGACTTACACCTGCATGATAGGGGTTTTAGAGTGCGATAAATTTTACGGGTACGCCACATCCCAACCTATCTATAAACGGAGCATCTTTAGCGTCTAAATTCCGCCACTGTATCATTCGAGCGGAAATAGGGAATCGAACCCCATTCTTTGGCTGGAATGCCAACGCTCTACCAATGAGCTATTTCCGCAAATGCTTGTCTATTCCAAGCTGCCAACATTATGAACAGCCATGTCGTCACAGTCAACATTCACATGATTTTGTGAAGATCCACCTTGATTGATACCCTTTGGACTTATATGGGTTTTACCATACTCTCTCAATCTACTATTTTCTTCTATATATCGGTTGCTCCCATAACAACCTCAAATTTTAGAAAATGGTGCGTTCATTGATACAAGACTGTGGGAACTCAAGGATTCGAACCTTGTTCTTCGGATTTTCAGTCCGACGCATAGACCATCTTTGCTAAATTCCCTTTTAACTATGCTGTCAAACCACCGCTTGCTTGGCAAATCTAACAGCATCCCATCAAACGCTATTGACGGTTGGCTAATAATTCCGGATTGTCATAAATATTACCTGCATATCTAATTCCGAACATATCCATCATTTGCCCTATTGGTTTGTTCCCAAGATTTTGAGACAGAACTTCTAATAGCACAAAAGAACCGATTTTATCACTATACACTACCTCACATAATACGCCAGCACATTCAACTAAATCATGCTCATATATTTCTTTTCCGTTCTTATCAAACAATCCGGTAAATTGCCCGACGGTCTCTGGATTTACTTCATACTCAATGAAGGACCTTTTGCCTTTCTGCTGTAAATCGCCATATACCCACATTGAGGTATTAAGACTTTTGCCCCTGAATTTAATTACTCTATTCATATCTCAAACAAACTTGCTTGTTCGTATTTAGGTTCTTTTTTTTCAACTACTCCAAACTCTGTTATTTCAATGCCAGTCTTTTCGGTAAGCCATTTTGCCAAAATATGACGATGGCAGAAATCACCCGGTTTTTCGTAACAGCAGAGAGCGACGTCTTTGTCTTCACTGAGTCGCTGGATAGTTTGAATCAATTCTTGCGGATTGACTTTTGCAAGGACATCATTCAAATACATATTCGTGTACTCTTCATAAGTCCATTTATCATCCAACATGTATCTTCTTGGTGCCACCTCTATGATCTGAGGTGCATTATAAAATCTTGGCTTCCCTAGCGCAACACATATCATTTTTACGTTTGCAGCTGCTAGTTTTCTGTAATTCCCGAAATAACTTGTGTAAATCCTCATTGCTTTAATTTTATGGTGTAAAAATACAAAATATGAAGTAAAAACAATCACTTTTAGTCATAAATTTATCTAATTTGATGATTTTATTGTCTCAACTTTGTAGCATTTCATCATGTGATCTGTTTCGCACCCCATATTGAAGATGTTACCTAGATAGTACTTGTGAGCTTCTTGCTCTGATAAGTTAATAGGAGTAATGAAGTAGTCTTCATTACCTTGTTCATCTCTTAAATACACTTTTACAGTTGTTTTCATTGCTTATTATTATGTTGGTTATGTGATTTTATACTTGCTTCTTTTAGTTTGTTGAAATAATCAATCCGCTCTTTATCCTCTTCCCGCAATTGTTGGGAACATTTTTCTATGCTATCTCTTTGGTCCTTACTAAGCATATCTGCATGCTTAGTCCATTCAATTGAACCAGCAGGGATAAATTCAAAATAAGGGAAAAAATTTGTTTCATATGAAAATCTAACTATTCTAGCATATTCCCTCAGATCGTTTGTTCCCAGGTCTTTGGAATTAGGGCTCTCTATTGATTCACATACAATTACCATACAAGGTTGGTATAAAAATACGATTTTATTTGCTTTCATTGATTTTAATGCTAAAAATGTGGATCAATATAATGACTTTGATAATGAAGCATAAGCAAAACACCATCCTTGTACGCTTGCCCATCTGCCACCCAACGGCCATTTCTTCTTTTAGTAAATACCTTTGCACCACCTTCAAGTTCTGGTAAAATCCTATAATCACCAGCATAGTAGTCGATACATTCCGTTTGATTAAATGTAACCTCAATCTTGCATGGAGAAATAATCTTGGTAACAGTAGCTGCTCTCCTATCAGAATAGTAACATACGGTACAACCTAGCCCGACTTCGGGAACTAAATTTCTGATGGCTTCTGTCTGTTGTCTATCTTTTTCTTCTCTCCATTCGGAATACTTAACCCCATCTGGGCATTTTCTGCTTCGATTTCTCTCAGGATAGCAAAGCTTTCTTTGCTTGTTAATTTTTTCAATGTTTTCATTGCTCTTATTGATTAATTTGTTATTTTTGATATGTAAAGATACAAATAATATATTGATTACCAATAAGTTAAATTAGAAATATGCATGGCTTAAACTTTGTTTAACTATTTCATTTTCAAGTACTTCGATGTAATAATAGACTTGCTTTTCTCTATCTCCTTGTCGATGTCAATTCCAAGTTGGCGGTAGAAAGAAGAATTACCAGAAAGACTTTCACTTGCTATTTTCAAGGTTCTCTGTTCTTCTTTGGTAAACCCTATGCGAAAGGTAGAGAATATTGCTAGTGCGGCTTTTAAATCACCGCACTGGAGTAATGAAATCGCTTTATTGGTTTTCGTTTTCATCTCCCCACAACTTTTTAGCCAGTTCGTAATTCTTTTGTGCTTCATTAACTGCTGTTCGATTACTCAATTTTGAGCGTTCATCGTTTAATCTCTGTTGGGTGTCTGTTGGTAATTCACTAAATTTCATAATCTTCTATATTGCGCAGGTCTTTCGCCCTGCTGGTTAAACTTATGCTAAATCTATCGCTCTTGCAGGAACCCCAATCATCCTCCATGTCTTACCGTTTTTTGGATAGTAAACAGAATATTCTGTTTCCCAGGTACAAATGTTTGTATCAACACTTGATATTACTCCTTTTACATTACCGTTTTTTGTAGTAACTATAACAGATTGTCCTTTCTTAAATTCTGAAGTTTTCATTGCTCTTGTCTTTTAATGATTAGTATTATTGGTTTCTTTTAGTATTGTAAAGATAGTCATTATCAACGAGTTAACCAAAATAAAACAATCTAAAAACTTTTACTTAAACTTTGTTTAACTTACTAAATAACAAGCAATTAATCAACCAATTCAAACTCATATACCCATACGTAGGGATTAGACTCCCATGTACCTCTACCAGAAATTTTGTCTATTAATACGGAAAAAGCTTCTTGCGGAGTACAATATGGTTGGTAGGAAACAGGCAGATAATAAGCATCCAAGAAATGTGTTTCTTTTGAGCCGCATTGCCCCTTCACTATTCCCTCACGTAAGCAATCTGTATCAGATATACCCTTTAGGCGCTCGACTTTGATATCAGTAATACGGATATGATGTAGCATTAGATCAGATCTAACAAACATTTTGTTACCCCATCCTGGATATAATTTCAGTCCAGGTAACAGTTCTAAATAAGCTGCATTTTTACCATTTCGGTGAAACTGGTCAATATCCATATAGCATTGCGCAATAGCAACCACTTCGCCTACTTTGTATTTTGGAAGTATTTGGCCCCCATCAAATTCCCTTTCGTCTGCATCGTACATACAAGGATAATCAACTATTTTCCTGTCAGATTGCTGGATATGCACATTGAATCCTGCAACCCATTCACCTCTAAAGGTTCTCGGACAAGTTATTGCCCTTCTCGTCATCGTCTTCCGACCGTCAAGAACAGCCTGTGTAAGTCCAAATTTATCATTAAAAAGTATCTTTTTCATAATTCCTCCTTGATTAACTCTGGATTATCGTAGATATTTCCTTTTAGTTCATATTCATATAAAACAGTTCCGTGCGCATGACCATCATTCCAATCCGAAGAATATACAAAACTGGATACAATGTAACCTTTATAAGTCTTATGTTTTATACCAAAAACTCCATTATCAAAGCCCACTTCACCTATAAAACCAAAACCGTATCCATTTGTAACTATTCGTTCAACAATATCACCTTCGTATATTTCTTTTCCGTTCTTGTCATGCAAGCCGGTGAACTGCCCAACAGTATTCTCCTGTACACACTCATTAAATAAGTCCATGCCAAACCCATGTAATTTTGCATACACCCATTTACCATTATTTGTGCTTTTCCCTCTGAATATTATTTCTCTGTTCATGATTAATATCTTTTTCCGTTCAACACAGGTCTTAATTCATTATATCTTTGTTTCTGCTCAATATGCCAGAGCAAATCAATATCGAGATGCTTAGCAAGCCCAAAAATCTTAATAAGAGAGTAGGATATATCTCTATCAATAAGATTTTTAGTAATATTGAAAATGGACTCTGTGAATGTTTTGTTAATGAATATACGCGAATATTCTTCAAGCACTTCATCATCCAGACAATCATTTTCTAACTCAATGTTACGTAGCCCGCATAGGTCTAACAGTCGTATAGCAGCATCGGCAAGTTCATCGGGAAGTGAATCTTTTACATTATTTTCAAACGAGCACTTAAATCGTTTTTCTTCCTCTACTAATGCAGGATAACGATTGTATTCCATTTCAAAACGACGTTTACAATTTTTTCCTAATCTACCTTTTCGGTCCGCTTCCACAGCTTCCATAAGCTCAGAAATGACAAGGCAAAGGCAGTGTTCTTTACTCAGCTCCTTATCATGGAAACCGTGCTCGCAAGCGGTCTTATAAGCACGGTCGCGCCATTTATTCAAATTAATATTTTCCATAATCACATAAGTTTTAATGCTTCCTGTATTCCTGCTTCAAGTGCTTCTTCGTAGGTGTTGTAACGAACAGAGTCTCTGTCCTCCAATCTTATCAGATAATGGGTAGGTATTGTCAGAATATCGTAAAGCCAATAGTCTCCATACATATAGCCTATTTCAATATGGAGGCATTTAGTGTCACGCAACCACTTTTGGGCAGCGGATTGAGTAGGATGGGAACATACTTTTATTGGTAACTCGCTATTTGTTCTACTAGTACCATATTGTCTACCATCTTCAATATTAATAGCTATCGAACATGGCTCGTCAAATCCTTTCTCTTTCAACAGCTTCGCCGTATCTAATGTTACAAGTTTTTCGGTCATAGTTATTCTCCTTTCTTTAATTCTTTAATAAGAGCGTCAGCGTTTTTTACTGCCGTCCTTGCCAGTTCCCAAGGTGTTGGATTAGGATCTACTCCCTCAATAATAGGAGCGCATAAAATCCCTTGCATAGCGGCTTTCGCTATTTCATAACGCCTCTGTTCCCAATCAATATAAGGGCTATAATCCGTAATATCAACTTTATTAGAATTAATCATAACTTGTTTTCCTTTGGGGAGTTTACATCGGTATACGACACCAGCATATCCGTTCAAACTATCTAAAATCTCAACTTCTGTACCTATGGCAAGCATTTCTGTTTTTGAAAGCTCAATTCCGATATTAGTTTTTCCTTTCATTATTCTATCCTTTAAAAGTTCTCATATATTCACATTTTTCATCACATACTCCCTTCTTTGCACAATGGGCAATATTGGAGTCAAATTTATACTCGAAGTTATAACATAGCTTCTTGTATGCCTCTCGTTTAGCTTTTTCTCTGTCAGCCTTCATCTTAGCTTTGATGCGTTCTGGCAAAGCGTCTTGTGCTGCTTTATCGAAGGTTATACATTTGATTTTATCCATATTCAGTCTCCTTTCTCTTTAACGCTATGCTAATTAATCTTAGAAGTTACACCAAAACATAACACTTTGTCAGACACGCCTATATCGTCAAATTCCAAAGTCAAATATTCGGTATTTTTTCATTTGTCTAAGTTTTTTTCATCCATATTAATCCGCTTCTTTCTTGGCAACATTCACAGTAGTTATATCCTAATCGTTCATACCATTTCTCTTGCCAACTGCCTTTCTTTGCCTCAAGAAATACACGGACACATCCTAACCCTTTGGCTATTTGTTCTGCACGAAGCATTAATTTGATTCCGTTTCCATTTCGTCTTTGTTTTCTTACCAACAGGGATGACAATATTATTTCACTTGGATTGTCACTGTATCTATGCAATGATATATGACCATTATCCAATTTGTAATTTATTATTTCATTGGGCTGCATGTCCATGTTCAATCTCCTTTCTTTATTCCTCCAATAGTTTTAGCAGTGATTTTTTATACTCGTCTATTTCCTTAATAGCATCTTCTTGATTTGATTTTGCATCATTTATCATTAAATCTGCTACTCCCTCCATTATTTCATCCTTATGCTTATTCAGATATTTGATAAAGTATTTCTGCATCAAATCAGTATCCATATTTGCTATATCCGAAAATGTGTTTCCATTTCCATAATTGCCAGAAAAAGAAGAATAACAAAGATTATTTATATTCATACTCTGAATACTCTCCTTTCTGTCAAATCCATCTGTATGCTTATCTATTCCACTATTACTATGGCTTTGAAACTCTTCTCTGATTTTAGGGAGAGTTTCTTTAATAAACTTTTTCAGTTTTCTACCAGTAGTGATTAAATTACTTAATTCTTTTGCTGTCATAATCAGTCTCCTTTCTCTTTAATTCGTTCCAGTACATCTCTGTTGGCTTCGAGTATCTCATCAAAAGACGGAATAGGTAACCAGGCTTTTATTACGCCTTCATCGTAAAATAGATGAGGATAATCCCTAGTTGATACAAACTTATTCCATCTTTTAAAAAAATAAACTTTCTCAACGACATCACCGTCAGTAACAAAGTAATACCCATCCTCTTCCGGCAACCGTTCCTTAACGCTTATCCAAAGGGATTGCTTGGACTGCCATTCGGCACCAGCCTTGAAAATATCTATTACTCTTGGCCTGAATATATCCTTTGCCAAATGAATTTTAAATATTTCATAATACTCTCTTGCTGCTTCTTCTACTGTCTGTTTCATAATTATATCCTTTCTTTTTTTAAATCGGAACTAATGGAATCAAGCCCAATATTTTCCGAAACGATTGCATTTTATTATTTCATCTAATTTCAATTGTTTCCGACGGAACTTATTTATAGCCCGTTTCTCAAACTTTCTTTTTTTAGAACTGCAATGCTTCTTATCCATTCGACATTGGCGGCAATGGCATATCCCAATGCCTGTATGTGGTTCCTTCATGTCTTATCAGTTTTACTTTTTTCATGTCTTTTCCCTTTTATACGTAACAGGGTTCGAGTGCTCCCAAATGGCACAGGAATGGCAGCTATAAGTATTACGGTACCTATCCAATGCCAGAAACTCTGAAAGATAAATTCTAATATTTCTATCATAACTACTTGAGTATTTATAATCGGTTCAACGGATAAAACCTATCATTCCATGCTTTTACAAATTCACATTCTGTGATAATTTCGACATCAGTCATTCTGGGATTCTCTGAAACAAAGCATTCCGCTTGCTCAAGAGTAGGGAAAGAACGCACCTTGCAATACTTGCACTCCGAGGGAACAAGAATAAAGGCAGGGCCGGAGTTTGCACCCAAAGGCCCCGACGCGCCGTTAACATCACCCCCTAACCCATTAGGGATTTGAAAAAAGTCTGAAAAATCGTCCCGATTCATGCTGACAATTCCCCAGCAGCCAACTTCCCGAAATTCTTTAAATTCTTCAAGCGTGCCTTGGAAGCAATCGGATGCAACCGCTCTTTCATAATCTCCCAGAAGAAGTTCGTTCTGTTGTTTCAGTATCTCACCCTCTGAATCTTGTTTGGCTATTATCTTCATTTCTAATTTTGTTTTACGCTAATTGCTTTAAATAATAATCACACTTAAATCCTTTGCGTGGTGAAAAGTCTGCAAAATCAAGCGACTTAAACAACCACATTCTATTCGCCCACCTCGCAAGATCTAACTCATATTGCTTAGGCTTTCTTTTGTTCACAAAATCCCTATAAGGTTGAACAAAAGGAGTAATACCCAAGCTCTTTAGTGTATTAAGCCGAAACAAATCCTGCTCAATAGTAGAGTTGAATCCTACCAGCACATAGCAGGTTATTTTGTAAGGCTTCACGTACTTAATCATTTCTTTTAGTCTATCCGTTAGATCAATCTGCGGTAAATCCCAAGCGATATGAATATTCTGTTTCATTTTCAGCTTATTCAGATAATAAGCCTGCTCTTCATCCATAATTCTAACATCTACACCATGAAGCTTTACGGGCTGTTTCACTTTGAGAAGATAATCAACCGAATCTTTCCATTCCGGATTAGCAAAAAAATTATTGTCCAGTACCTCAACCCAGTCTCCTTTAGGGTTCAAATCAACAGGTTCCACTGGATGAATATACCCCTCTTTTTCACGGACAAGGCAGAAAGGACATTTACGGATGCAGCCTCGACTAAAAAATTGAATTGAAAACTTGTATTGAGGATAGATCGAATAATCCATAGATTTGCTACTTTCAATTTCACATGGTAATTGTTTTTTTATATTATAGCCAGTCCCTCCTTTCTCTATTATGCCAGCTTCCAAAGTCAAGTAATTAAAATCAGGAGTGAAGGTAAATATCTTGCTTGCAATTACTTTATCGTATTTGCTAAAAGGAGAAGCCCATTCTACTTGATCACCTCTATCTTTAGGGTAGGCAGACGTACGCATAAGAGCAAAGTTAGGGAAGTTATGACCATCCACGTCGATTAATCCAATGTTCATTTGTTTATTATTAGTATTTCAATTTAAAACTTTCATTCAGTAGGCTATCTCTTTGCTCTATTGAATGTTCTAACGCTTTTATCAAAGAATGCTGAGAACAATTAATTAATAAAGAGGAAAATAGCGCAATGATTATAATGAAGATAATTAACTCACGAATCTTAATTTGAATCATTTCTATCTTGTTTTACTCTAATTGTTTATCAAATCCTTTAATACATTCAAATAAATAGTGCGCAATTATAGG